CAATTAGAAATCCGTGGTAAAATTACAGATGAAGAATACAAATCGTTTTACCAAGGCGAACATTCCATGTACATCAATGCGGTGGAACAATACTTTGCTCCATCTAGCCGTACACGGAATAACATCAAGCACTTTGGTGAAACCGATTTACGTTCGTATTTTCAATGTTGCGAAGTACAGGAGGTGTCGCATGAAACTTATTAGAAACGGAGTCTTTGAAACAAACTCCAGTTCTGCACATTCGTTGGCATACAAAAACGAGGTCTTGCGTGACTATAATTTCAAGCCACATAATGATTTATGTTTTGCCGTTAAAGACTGGCGTTTAACAAAGAAACCAAAGGAATACGAAATGTATTCGTATATGCCTTTGTATTTTGATGAATATGGCTGGGGATTTGACGTGTTATCTTCTCCAGCAGAAAAACTTAGTTACCTAATGTCTTCCGTTTACCAGTATAAAACTTGGGGTGTTATTAAAGAAGACCCATTTTTCAAACAAGTAATACAATGGTTAAAAGAATTAGACATCGTGGTCAATCTACCAGAAGAATATGGTGATTCCGATGAAGTTGATGCATATGTTGACCACCAATCTTGGGATGTTGTTACCAAAGATATGTTTCAGACCAAAGAAGATTTGTTGACATATCTATTTAACAATGATATTACAATCCATATTGAAAACGATAACTCCGAAATCATGCAAAATTGGGTTGACGACCCAAAAGAAACAATGGATTATTGTGCAGCAATGTATTGGTGTGTTTCTCAATATAAATGCGTAAGACGTAAATCTTGGAAAGATGGCGTGTATTTAATTTATGATGTTATCAAAGATGATGATGGTCATTATGACTTGGGTTATTTGTTGTTAGACAACGGTTCTAAAACATTGTATAAACCAACAGTAGATGATGCACAGGCATCCGACTGGACAGTTGCTATGGGGGTATCTAAATATGATATTAGTTAGAAATGGTGTGTTTGAAACCAACAGTTCATCCGCACATTCTCTTGCATATGGTACAGACTATATCTTGCGTGGTTCTCGTTGGTATCAACCAACCGAAGAACATGACTTTAGTAATCCAATGTATCGTTTAGATGTGGTACCAGACCAATACCGTGGTTATACATTCTATGAATGGCTTGGTGAGTTCGGTTGGAATGGTAGACCATTGAGTACACCACAAGAAAAGTTTTCATATCTGTTGACACAAATGGCTGATACATCGGAAGAACTGCATGAGTCAACCGATTATGAAACCATAAAAGAAATGGTCGAAGACATTGGTTGTGAAATTGTTCGATGTAATGACCAAGATGGTTATGTTGACCATCAAAGCTATGGTATTGTTAAACCATCGTTATTCAAATCTAAAAAAGACTTGATTACATACTTGTTTAATGATAACATTAGGGTATACATCGAAAACGACAATAGTGAATACCAAGAATGGTACACTGGCGAAAAACGTCACTCTTGGGAGTAGCCTATGATGAAATTCATTGATTTATTCGCTGGCATCGGCGGTGTTCACTCTGGCTTAACAAAAGCTGGTATGAAATGTGTTGGTTGGTGCGAACAAGACAAATACGCACAAGCATCATACCGTGCGTTATACCAAACGGATAATCTTTGGTTTTCTCCAGATGTTCGTGCATTAAACGGTACAGAGATGCCGTATGCAGACTTATGGAGTATCACGTTTTGTTGTCAAGATGTGTCAATTGCTGGTCTTAAAGCTGGCATGAATAATACACGGAGTGGTCTATTTTTTGAAGCGATGAGGTTATTGAATGAAACAAAACATAAACCCAAATGGTTGCTCGTTGAGAATGTTAAAAACCTACTATCAATCGACAACGGATGGGGATTTTATGGAGTGTTGTCTGAAATGGACAAAGCAGGGTACAGTATCGCATGGCGTGTGTATAACACAAAAGACTTTGGACTTCCGCAAAACCGTGAAAGGGTGTTCATTATCGGACATCTTGGAAACGACTGTCCATCCGAAGTATTATACAGACCCAACCAAAGCGAACAATCTATTGTTCAAGTCGGAAACATAATTAAGACAACATCTTTTGGTGGAAATCCACAACGAGGTCGCATATATTCACCACATGGGTTATCTCCAACGCTAACTTGTGTCAAGGGTGGTGGTATTGAGCCAAAGATTCTATTAAGTAGAAACCCCAATGTGATACGCAAGTTGACCCCAAGGGAATTTTGGCGATTACAGGGATTTACCGACCAACAGTTTGATACCTGTGCAAAGATACAATCGAACGCACAACTGTATAAACAAGCTGGTAATTCCGTGTCTATACCGATTGTATACGAACTTGGAAAGAATATTATTGAACAACACAGGAGGTTACATGGGTAATTTTATCGAGAATTGCAAAAAAGCGATATTAATGGCAAGTGAACACAATATTGATAGAGATGATTTATATCGCTCTTTAAACATTGTTTGGTTTTGCAAAACATTACAAAATCACAAAGCCTTAGTAATGTCTACAAATGATGCACTAAATCATACATATTGGGAAGTTACATACAATGGTGCTAAAAACCAGTATTATGTAGACGAATATTGCAAGAAATCTAATACTGCTATTACACTTCCAGAGGTGTAACATTGAAACAATGTAAAGATTACAATGATTTACTTGTACAGGACTATTCCATTGGCTCTCTTGAAACAGAGCCTTTGGATATTGCTTGTTTGAATGTCCTACTGGAGGAATATCCAAAGCAAGAAGACCAATATAAAAAAGCATCTCGGTTTTGTAAATCCGTACATGATTCAATGGTGCTTGCCGACATTGCAACACTCTTGGCAAAGCGATGGGGTCGTTCCATAGAAGATGTCAAGAAATATCTGGATGTGTCTGCCACTAATGAAGAAGAACTTTGGGGTAAAACACATGGTTTTTCTGATTCGTTTGACGACTTAAAATCGTTCATTGGTCAAGACGGTGTTCCACTTGGGTTTCCATCCTTGGATTTTGCTTTAAATGGTGTTAAGCGTAGAGAAATCGTATTGCTTGGGGCATATACCAACCAAGGTAAATCGTTCGTTGCAGCCAAAGTTGCTGCACATCGGTTGATGGATTCCAAGGATAATCTTTTGATTTTTTCAATGGAGATGCCGAGGGGTCAATTCTTGGCAAACATTGTTGAAGAAATCTTGGGTGTCGATGAAGATACTTTGGTCGAGATGTTGAAAACAGAGTCAGGCATCGAGGTGTATTCCAAAGTGTCTGCCGTTTTAGACAAACGTGTACGCTTTGTTGACGAACCGAATAAAACCATAGACGACCTAGAGAAGATTACAGAAGCGTGTTATGCTAATGATTTTCCTGTGGATTTTGTCATATTTGACCACTTTCATTTGATACCACAGATTGATGATATTCCTGTGTTGTCCAAAAATGCCAATCAAATGAAAGAATACGTTAAGAAATTCAATCTTGTGTTGTTCATGCTTTGTCAATTCAATGAGGAATCACAGTCTAACTACAGTACGGACAAAAAGAAAAAACCGTATGAAGCCATGTTAAGACACATCAAGGGTGCTAATGCTTTGAAGGCAATTGCAGACATTGTGTTGTTACTATGGCGACCATACAAGACTGATACACAATTGGATTTTGACGAACGTGATAAAATCAAGAATGTATCGTGTATTAAGATTGGTAAATCTCGCAGAAAACTACGAGGACCAGCGGATATATTCCAATATAAAGTCAACGATAAAACCACGAGAATGGAAGAAATTAATTATTTTGGATAATTATTGTATTTTATTGTTGACAACATTGTGTATATATGTTAATATAATACTGTAGTTAAGTGCTACGCCTCCTTTCTTAACATAGCCGATGTAAGTGGTTGCCCCTACTTGCATTGGCACACATGGACTGTTGCTGGGTTATGGTCACTTTTAACATAAATTGTCATGTCTGACTAACAGGTTCGATTCCTGTACAGTTCTACTTTTCACTACTGCAAGCAAACGCTTATCAAAAGGTGTGCCTGTTGTACACATCCCAAAAAGACAACACGTATTGATTGATTACACGACAACAAATCAAACATACGGTGCTTGCTGCCGTCACTCAGTAAGCGTTATATGTGACGAGAAAACATATCAGAGATAACTGTAAACCGCTAGATAAAGCGACAACAATCATATGTAGAAATGTAAGTTTTATTACTATACTACGAATTTCTTACTGCCGTCAGACCAGACGTTAAAATCCGCAGTCGTTGAAGTGCGATAAGCAACGAGGTGTATACACATCTACCGCCGATGAGTATAGACGTATACGAACATAAGACACCGTGGTTGCAACCTTGCGGTGGTCGAATGATACAACAAGGATTGTATGGCGGTAGAATATCGAGAGATGGTGTAACGTAAGCATGGTCGTCAAGGGTGGCGACAGGTACAGGTTTAATTCCTGTTCGCTCGACCACATGGAGAATTAGCTTAAAGGTAAAGTACTATTTATAGAAGACGTTGGTTCGAATCCAACATTCTCCACAAGGTAAATCCACTATGGGTCGCAACCATGGTGGTCGGTACAAACTGGTTGCCGTTAGAGAGAGAACGGAGGTACCCTGTTTTCTCACCAGTCACATGGAAAGTTGGCAGAGTCTGGTTTATTGCATCGGTCTTGAAAACCGAAGAACAGTAATGTTCCGTGAGTTCAAATCTCACACTTTCCTCCAGTCGTTGTACCAACGATACCATAGCCAAGATGTGTAATGTTACGGCATCGCATCACCGAATGGGTTACTTAAGGGTTTCTCATTCGGATGGCATACATCGTGTTGACTTTGGTGATACCAAAGAAACACGCATAATTTTTCCTCCTAAAGGGTTGGGGTAAAATCTCAACCCATTGGATGCACACATAGTTTAACGGTAAAACAAATTGATGATGGTTCAAATCCATCTGTGTGCGGCTAGCTAAAATCCTGTACCGAGGGGTATTGGTCGTTGAGTTGCGGCATCGTGAAATATGGAACGTAGGCCATTCCGCAACAAAAATATCATCATAAGTGTTTATTCTGAACACAAACAAAAAGAAGACATCTAAGTATTTTACCTCCTTTCGTACTTAGGTGTCTTTTTTTTGTTTCTACTAAGGTTGACAACCACAGTAAAATACTGTATAATTAATATATGGGGTTACAAACAATGAAAGAAAATTCGTTTTTATGTCCAGATGGTCAAACCATATTGGTCAAAGATTGCATGAACCAATGTCGTATGGGTCAACGATGTTTGGCAAAACCGTTGTTGGTTAATGCGAGTCGTGTTCGTGACTTAAACCGAACAAACTTTAGTGTCACCGAAGTGTTATCACCAACGCTTTATATGTATCTAAAGGCAACCCATAATGAAACCATCAATCCGTTCTCATCTATTGCTGCAACGGTTGGTACATCGGTTCACGGTATATTGGAAAACTGTTTGCCACATAATTATGCTGGTGAGTTCCGTTTAAATTACCAAGGACTCACAGGACAGATGGACTGTATCGACCTAGAGCATCATACCTTGTATGACTATAAAGTGGTTGGTGCATACAAATGTGCAACAATGATGGGTGGTAGACCATTGTGGAAACCGTATACAATCAAGCGTGGTAAACGCAAGGGTGAAACAGAATTAAGACAACAATGGTTCTACGATGGATTACATCACTATGGTGATTACTGTAAGCAACAAAATCTATACAGAATATTGCTAAATAAACACGGTATTCCAATCAAAGATATGTTCCTACAAGTAATCATTAAAGAGCCAATCAACACAATCAAGACATTCAATCTAAATAGGCAATGTTATTTAATACAGTTGCCAAAGATGAATGACCAACGATTGCTTGATTATGCGTTATACAAAAAAGATGCTTTGGTTAATGCTATTGCAACCAATACGATGCCACGACAATGTTCCGCAAAAGACCGTTGGGTGTCTAAAACGTATCCAATGGGTCGTAGATGTAAGGATTATTGTTCGGTGTCATATTGTTGTCCGTATTATAATAAGGGGTAAATATGGTTAATATCAAAACACAGGAATTTAGAACCATTGACAAGTATCGCATTACTGCGATTAAACGACAAAGCCGAACGGCTTTTGTCAACGAAGTTAAAGTCGGTGATGAGTTCTATCTATGTACAAAATTACATGGGGAAAAAACACAAGCTGGTTATCTTGCACCACGAGTACGGTTGTATTTCCCAGATAAAAACCGTTATACAAAATACACAACGCAAGAACGTATGCAACAAATCTTTGGTTTTAATTTTGATGTTGAAGTTGTGAAAGAAGTTGTGGAAAAACCAATCGAATATACTGGTGGTGAAGTACAATGATTCTTGTTGGTCGTGCTGGTAGTGGTAAAGATACGGTAGCAGATTTGTTGTGTGACAACCTACCGAGATATGCTTTTGCCGATGCCTTAAAAGAAACAATCCATGTGATACAAGAACAAGGTGTCAACGCTGGTATGAAATATTTGTCCTCACTAAGTGGACATACCGTTGAAGAATTAAGCGGTATCTTACCAGTCGTACAAACGATTGAGAAAACGGTTCTTGACGGCAAACAACGTGGTCATTTACAATCGTTGGGGAACGGTTTACGAGCGTTGTTTCAAGACTTTTGGATTATCGTATTACGCAATAGATTAATCGAAGACAACCCAAGGGGTTACATCGTGACTGATTGCCGATACGAAAATGAACTTAAGATGTTGCAAGAGTTGGATGTTGGAGAACCATATTATCGGAAATCCATATTCATTTCTGCGAACAAACGAGAGCGTATCAAACGAATGAAACAACGTGATGGCTCTTGCGATACATCTAAACTAAACGATGTGTCTGAAACATCTGTTGATGCAATGAAACATATGTGTGATTATACAATCAATAATTCCAAAGATTTAACACACTTACAAACATTGGTTGACAATATCAATCGTGACATCCAAAGGGAGAAACAAGAATATGGTCAAGGAATTACACATGATTGCAATAATTGATTACAGAACCAACGAACTTAAAGCAGAGGTTCGTAGACGAATGATGCAATCTGAATTATCTGAACAAGAAGCCGTTCATCTTGTGGACAAGGCTTGCGATGATATGACAGATGCCATTAGTCGTTTATATTCACAAGCGGAGTTATAATGAAGTTAATTTATTCTGGGGTTGTCATGGGCGACCCAGTACCACAGGGAAGACCACGCCTAAGTGGACGAGGTCGTTTTGTTCGAGCCTATGACCCTCCAAAGTCTAAAGCGTATAAACAACTGATAAAAGATTCAATCGAACACCCAAAGGATTTAACAGATGTGCCATTATTGTTTGAACTTGATGTGTACCGTAAAATCCCCTCTAGTGTTCGCAAAAAAGACCATCAAGATATGGTCGATGGATTAATTCTACCAACGAAGAAACCAGATATTGACAATGTACTAAAGGGCGTTATGGATGCATTATCTGGTGTAATATGGGTTGATGATAACCAAGTGTGCGATGTAATCACACGCAAACGTTATAGTGAAAACCCAAGGATTGAATTTAAGGTGTACGATATTACACCATAACGGAGATACATGAAATGTTAGAACAAAAATTGACAAATACGGATGGACTTAATAAAATGTGGGGTTTACACCTTGTGTGGTTCGATGGTTTTTCATATCAATTGACACCAATCGAGTCTACAGATGCCGAAGATATTCGTGATAGTTGCCCTCATTGGATTGTATACTTGACTGGTGATATTCAAGAAGATTGTGAAGAAATCGAACGACAAACATTTCTACAGGGTGAAGCCTATGACAAGTGTTTATGCGACATTGGCTTAATCGAAGAAGACGATGTAATCGACATTACCGATTTTAAAATCTATCTACAAATTACAGATGATTTAAAACCACATGAACATTGGGTACTTAAAGAACACGAACACGTTGGAAACGATTATATCTGCGTGTATGCCGTAGACGAACCAAACAAATCTAAAGTTGATAAGATTATCGCTGGTGCTTTGGTGAATGGCTACGACTTAGAAACCGCAGTAATCTGGGTTATGAAACTTGGGTATATGGCACAAGACAGACTACAGAAACAATTCGCAGACATCGCATCCACAGTTGAATCATGGACGGTTTAACCGCATTAATTTTATTGGTGATTGTGCAACGGATGTGTCTTGTGATACTGATGTTTGCACTTGGTTATTTATTATACATGGGAGGTAAGCATGATTAAAAAATTATTGATTGCTGCTTGCGTATTCTTTGGTATGTGTATGGGGCAAACATATGCATATCAAATGCAAGCCGAGGTATCTGCATATACAGACCGTGGTACAATGGCAAACGGTGAATGGACACACGATGGAGCAATCGCAAGTGACGATTTACCGCTTGGCACACGAGTAATTATCAATGGTCGAACGTATGTTGTTAAAGATAGATTCGGTGGTGGTTATTCTAATGCGATTGACATTTGGATGCCATCATACGAAGATGCGATTGAATTTGGACGACAGTATATTACTGTTGAAGTTCTTGTATAAACCTAGGGGGATTTATTATGAGTCAAACAATAAATGCAATACGAAAACAACATGGTCTTAAACCAATAGTAAAGCGAGTACGTGGATTTGAATACGTATCACGCTTAGGAGCAATCGTTAGAAGACCAACACGAGGGTCAATCCATAGTGCTGGTTATGATTTCTATGCTTATGATGATTACACAATCGAACCAAAACAATCGGTATTAATCCGCACTGGCGTCAAAGCATATATGCCATCAGATGAATACTTAGATTTACGAGTACGTTCAAGCCTTGGTATTAAACGCCAATTAATGCTTGCGACTGGTGCATCGGTTATTGATTCCGATTATTACAACAACGAAGAAAACGAGGGTGAAATCATGGTGGTATTATATAACTACGGTGATGAAACCCAAACCATCGCAGCTGGCGAACGTATCGTTCAAGGTATTTTCACAAAGTATTTCTTGATTGATAACGATGATACCGTAGACCAACGTACTGGTGGCACTGGTTCAACGAACAAATAATGGGAGATAAAAACAATCCATGAAACGATTTATGTATTTAGTGGATATGTTTAAGAATGGGGAATTATATCGTATCTCTATTTATGGGGAGTGTAGAGATACGATTCAACAATATTTATATGATATATCACCAGAGGTAATCTTTGTAAGAGAAGACGAAGAAACCGAGCGACAACAAAAGAAGCGAACCAATGGTAATTTCCGTAAGATATATCACAATGGAGAATACATCGGTACAATTGTTCAATGTGATTTTAGAACAGACCGATGTCAGTCCATTGGAGAACGGTCGAAGAAAATTATTGGCGTTGACAGTCGTTATAGGGTGGTTGAATGAATAGATTTACACAATTCATGTGTTCAAACATGAGTAATTTAACAAAGATACAACAGTTTGAAAAACAATATTCTTTTGACGAGTTCACACAGAATAAACAAAAACAACGGATTTTAAATCGTTTGAACCGTTTACGGTCGATTGATTATGCAGACTCACCAGAAGACATTGTATTACAACAAGAAGAATTTGAGAGAATGTCTTATGCGTTGATTCGGTTGCGTTCTGAATTAGGTGTTAAGAATACCCAGTTGTTGATTCTACGTGCTGGTTATCGCAAGAAACTAAAGGATATTGCCAAAGAACTCGGATTGTCTTATACCTATGTGTGTGCTAAGTATAAAATGGTCAAGAAACAAGCGAGAGAAATTGTGTTGCAACTCATGAGAGAAAACACGGTTGATATTGATATGTTTCAACCTGTGAAGAATTTATATTTTGCATCAACACCAAAAGACAAGCTGAATTATCCATTCGATTCTGCACGAAACACATTCAAGAAATATCATATCTACAAGGGTGAATACCGTGAATCATTTCATTGTAAAGCCATTGAATATCTTGATGAGTGCTTTGGTGATAAGAAAACCATTTGTAATTACTGTGGCAAACAATGCACACGATTAAACGACATGGAGGAACGCATTTGAATATCGCAGAACATTCTTTGAATACAAACAAATTAGATATGCGTGTGGATGCAGACCGTGCATATATTGCCGATGTATCCGATATACACGTTGGAAATATTTATCACAATCGACAAAAGTTTGAAGACTTTTTATCCAAGGTACAATCCATTGACAATCTGTATTTGATTATCGGTGGTGATTCTACAGATAATGCCACAACCAATTCCGCATCATCTGTGTTTGAACAATCGGAACACGGTGGCGACCAAGTGTTGACCGCTTATCATCTATTGCAGCCGATTAAAGACCGTATCTTGTTTTGTCGTAGTGGCAACCACGGATATGAACGTGCGTTGAAACACAATAAATTAATACCAGAGCAGATGTTGGCAGAGTTACTAGGTGTTCCGTTTTACCACGGTATGGCAAGCGTATTCTTTAATGTCAATAAGAATCTGTATGTTATTGGAACATTACATAACGCAAAGAAACCAACGGCGATGGAATGGTTACATACGGATATTACATTCTATGAACACTTGCACAAAACCAATTGGGAGAAAACTCATGTGGCAACGCCAAACCGTATTGCCAAGGCTTGGTCAATGACTGAACATTATGACATACAATCTGGTTCATTCCTTGGTTGGGGCGGTTATTCCGCAGACAAGGGGTATCGCCCATTGGATTGTGGCACATCCATCGTAGAGTTATCTGGGGAAAGAAACAAAAAGTCAATTCGTGTTCATTCCGACATTGACCATGTGTTGGAATTAGAACAGTTGCGAAAGTGTGTACATGATGCCACTTAAAGGAACACGCAAGAAAACAACAAAGAAACCAACTAAGAATCAAACCAAGGTTGTTAAGCCAAAGGCACAAACCAAACGTAAACGCAAGCCACCGAAACCCAAAACACCACTAGATGCAATCCACAAGAAATGCCGTGAATGTTGTTGTGGCACACTTGCGGAAGTACAGGCTTGTGAAATTGACGATTGTGCATTGTGGCATTATAGATTGACGGAAGATTAATTTCTTCCGTCTTTTTTTTATTTTGTTATTGACATAAATGTAATCATATGATATTCTTATATCAGAACAACAAATGATTAAACATTGGAGGTTCACATGAAAAGATGCTACAAGATACCACACGGGTTTCATTATATGGATGTCTTACAACCGTATTTTGACATGGGTTGGTCTTTAACAAAGGTTATGCGTATCGGTCAAGATACATCGGTTATTATTGTTCACCCATAGGAGGGAAATTATGTTACAATCAAAATATTTAACAAAAGATGGTGTTAAGTCATTTTTACAGGACTTATACAACAAAGGCTACAGGTATATATTCTTTGACCCAACTATAAGGATATATATTGCATCCGAACAAGAACCATATTTTGAAGATAATAAATATATGCATTGTTATGGTAATAAAAGGACTGCTATTGTAAGTTCATTAGAAGTGACCGTCATACAAGAATGGTTAGAATCGTATTTATATATTAAGATTGACAAACATATTGATGTTGTTGATTGGGAAAATGTTCCTGTGGATACAAAAATAATTGTGTCACACTTACCAAATAGTGCGGACTATTATCGCTATTTTGCAGAATATAAAGATGGAAAAGTGTATGCTTGGGATTGTGGTGCAACCTCATGGAGTAGTTCTGATAAATCAAAAACACATTGGGAACACGCCAAACTGGTGAAATAACATGGCATACAAGGGATTTGGCGGTGGTCGTACACTACCAGACAAACGTGAGTATTTTTTGGAATATGGTGATGGGTTTGACCATATCTTAGACCGATGTCAAACAACGGTCGGTTGTCGCAAGTGTCACACTAAGCCAGTTGCCATTGTCGAACATAAACGGTCAAAAGATTCACAATGGATTTATCTTGCGTGTCCAAAGCATCCCAAGAATAGAACCTATGTGAATCTGGACTATGATGTCTTATTTAAATCTTGGGAATTACTACAGAGGAGAAAATTATGAAACGAAAAGCACAAACAAAACGATACATCGAGGACGACATTCTATGTATGATACGCTTGGGTTCAGTCGTATTATTACTTGGGTCATTTATTCGATTGTTTTGGTTCAATGATTCCGATTGGTTCGCAGCAATGGTTATGTCAATCATGTCAATTACATTGTTACCAACAAAGTTAGACCATCCACAGGAGGACGAAGATGAGATTTAGTACTGCATTTGAACATATGTTAAACGGTAAAGCTATCCGTAGATACCATTGGAAACCAGAGTCTTGTTTACGACTCAAACGAGGGAAAATATATGTATGCACCGAGCAAGAACACAAGTTACTACAAGCACTTAATGCATCTGCTATTATGGCTTCCGATTGGCAAGTCCTTGGCGAAGAAACATACGCTAAAAAAGATGAAAGCATTATGTAATTCTTTAAAAGTTTAAATTCTGTATTGTAAACGAAAGTGAGAAAACAAATGAACAACAAAACAAAAACTATGATTATTTCCGCAGTATTCGCAATGGCAACAATGGGTGTATTCGCACATCCAGTGGAGTTTGGCAATGGTGTTATTGCGAATCAGCATGACAGTATTGCAGTTGGTAACGGAGTAGTTAACACCAGCAACAATAGCATTGGTCTTGGTAACGGTGTTACTGCAAATACTAATGCGATTGCTATTGGTAATGGGGTTGGTGCAAACAATATTAATACCATTGCTATCGGTAACGGCGTTAACGCTAACAGTACGACCTCTGTAGCTATTGGTTATGGACTTACTACAGATGGGAATGATGCAGTTAACATTGGTAATATTAACCATGGTGCTACAAAAGATTCCGTTTTAGTCGGTGCTTTTAATAATGTAAAAAATCAAACAGGTGACTCTACAGGAGATGTATTGATTGGTAATCGCAATACACTTCAAGACAGTTATCACGGAATAGTTATTGGTAAATCTAGTACAATTAACAATGCTGGTTATGGTGTCGCTATTGGTAATAATGCTTCCGTAACCCAAGATGAATCCGTAGCAATCGGACACAATGCGAAAGCTAGTGTAGTAACTAGCACTTCTTCTTCCGTAATCAATGGTAAAACACATACATTCGCTGGCACTACTATAGGCACCGTATCTGTTGGCGACACAGACAAGGGACGAACTATTACAAATGTATCTGCTGGTCGGATTGAGTCTGACTCTACGGATGCAGTCAATGGTTCTCAATTGTATGCAGCTATTGATGAAATCAATACAAATGGCACACGTATTACCAATCTAAATAATAGTGTAAATACAATTGATAGTCGTGTGACAACCAATACCGCAGACATCCGTTCTAATACGGCATTAATCAGTGATAACCATCAGGCGATTACAAATGTTGGTTCACAGGTAAATACATTACAAGCAACCCAAAACGCTCATACAGGCGATATTTCAGCGTTAAAACAAGTGTCTACGAACCATGAAAACCGAATTACTACTTTGGAAACCCAAAGTCAACAAATGTTTGGTAACTTCGATAATAAAATCAATCAATTGGAACGTGGTACAAACCAAGGGATTGCATCCGTATCTGCTTTGAGTGCATTACATTGGAATGGCTTTGATGCACATAATAAACTTGCTTTAAGTGCTGGCTTTGGTCATTACAAAAATGCAAACGCTGGTGCCTTGGGTGCGTTTTATGCTCCGAATGAAAACGTGATGTTCTACGTTGGTCAATCTTTTGGTTCTGCCAAGGTGACAAATGCATCTGTGAATTTCAAGATTGGTAAAACAACAAATGTCAAACGTGATGAAGTTAAAGACTTAAAAGAGCGTGTTGAGATGTTGGAAAATCTATTAAGTAAATAAAATATACATGGGCGGTTTAACACCGCCCTTTATTGGAGGTAAATAATGAAGATTGAATTATATGGTAAAACATACGAGTTAAAGAAAACCGCAAAACCAGATGAGGTTATCGACTTATTGATTGATGCTATTGGTCAACACGAGAATGTAACACCTACTGATGTCTTATCCAGTGTAAAAGACCAATATCTACATGGACTTGTACCGATGTATGTAAATCTAAGAACGGCATTGAATAACGCTGGTGTCATGCAAAAAGAATTAAGTGATATTCTGTATATGACGCCACAAGATGTCAACCGTAGATTCTCTGGTGTAACAAAATGGAAACCATTGGAGAAACGTGCGATTATGCAATTCTTGGAAGACCGTGGTTTTGAATATACGGAAGAACAATTGTTTACAGAATAGTGTATGTGTGATATAATATATGTATTGGATTACTTGTGTAAATCCATACAATCCACACAGGAGAGTGACAAATGAAGAAATTACTAAGAGAACACGAGATGCGACCAATCGTTGATACCTTAGAGAATATTGAACGTGACCTACAAACGGCTCTAATGTTGCGTGATGATTCTTATAGCAGAGTATGTATGCAATATGCCGTGGCTGACATTCGTGACATCATAGATGATTTACAACCGGAGGATTAGAACTTTATGTTCGCAGTATATTGGGTAAAACCACAGAAACAAATCAAAGAATACCATGGCTCATATAATACGTTTGAACAAGCGATGCAATCTATTAGAGATTGGTGGCGAGAAAACGATTACAGACCACGGTATTATCGTGTGATTGAACATGGTCAATCTTTCACGATTGATTATGGATTATACAATTGTTTTTATGAAATTGAATTTGAATCAACGGAGAAAAAATAATGTATGTCGAATTTGAAGATTTTAAAAAGGTTGTTGACACCGTGAAACAACAAGCCAAAGCCACGGAATCACAAGCATCCCTTGTTCACAACCTAGATGAACTAGCTAGATTACAACACATCCGCATCAACAGTTTAGAAGACCAATGTGACTTCTTGTTTAAACGCATTTGTAGAATCCACAAACAAATCTTTTGGTATTTAATTGCGGTTATTGTTGTAAACATTGGTGGCTTGATTGCGTTCCATATGGTGACACCATGATTGAAAAATTTAATAGACATGGATGGAACTCTTTAGAAAAACAGGAGCAAAACACCTTAGCAAAAGAGTGTATTAAATTCTATAGTAAGCAACCATATAAAGATATATTGTTGAATGAGTTGGTGTATAAAAACTTTGGTACATACCTAATGGTAGAGCAAAAATGTTCTATAGGTTTTTATTCTAAAAGACATCAAGTTCTATACAAGGAAGTTTTATCAGATGAGTTATGGCTAATGGATTGGCAAGAAGATAAATTCACTGACTATTGTTATGATTTCAGTTTTACACGTGAGGACTAAGCAATGACGAACGAAGAACAGTCTATAATTGGTCTATTGTTGCATGACTTTGAATCACGTTTTAATAGTCGCATTGAATGTCTACCAAAGTATTACGATAGAACAAAATCTATAGACAATCGGTTGCGACAAATCGAAGACACAATGTCTAAACGGAAGTATAGCAACTTATTGATTGTCATAAACGTATTCTTTTGGATTGTCATTCTGGATACTATTGCGATTTTATATTTGTTACTATAGGGAGAAATGTTATGAAGACTTCTACATTTGATAAAAAGTTTTGGAAAATTGTTGACGAAGTTTCAGAGTGTCAAGAGGATTGGGAAGAAACTGGTGCAACGAATGATGATATGATTTGGATATACGAAAGAGCATATGAGGATTTAGTATCTCTTGTTAGTACATATCTAAATGATTTAAAAACGGAGAAATAAATGCAAGTAACATTACAGAATTATACACCGCTTGATACGGCTGCACACGCAATGGGTCAATGCTATGGAAAAACCCTTGGGGTGGATGCATTGATGCGAGCCGTTCATAGCGGTCATTTATCACTATTGGAACACACGCTGGTGACATTCGATATTGAAATGTCGCAAAAATGCCTTGCACAAATTACACGACACAGACATTTGTCTTTCACGGTCAAGTCTACACGTGGCACAGACTTTGCGGATTCCACATGGTTTGATTCAACCGAACATCCAGAGATTACCAAAGACATGGGTCAACTCATGAATAAGTTAATCGAAAATCAAATTCTGGAATACAGACGATTGGTTGACTCTAAAGTACCGTACCAAGTTGCAGCCTATGTGTTGCCATTGGCAACCAATGTAACAATGACCGTAAGTGGTTCGCTTAGAACATGGATGGAGTATTTACCCAAGCGGTTATGTAAACGTGCATCTACGGAACACCAACAAGTGGCACGAGAAATCTACAAGAAATTAAATGCGGTTTATCCATCGTTGGTAAATTTGGAGATGCTTGGGATGTGTAGCGGTTGTAAAGAAACCTCGTGTGATTTTACAACGCATAAAAAACAACCGAAAACACCTGTTGTCGTTGAATTGCGGAAATCGGAGAACGAATAATGAAAATCTTAAAAAACATTCTATTGGTTGTCATTGGTCTTTTAGGCAGCATTGGTGTTGTATTAATGGCGTTGGCAACAAAACTTGCATGGCTTGCCACAGGTATTGCCTTTGTGTTGTATCTGTTACAGTTCTATGTAACGGATTTTGCAACGGTCGCAATGATTTTTTGGATTTCGGTCAAGTTATCAATCGTGTTAGCAATTATTTTTATTGTTTTGGCTTTGGGTAAAGCCTTGGTTGACGAGGAAGAACGTAATGCAAAAGGTTTATAATGTCACATATAGTGGCACATTCTATGGCGAAGCACGTATTACCGCATCATCCTTAGAAGAAGCGTATGATATTGCATCTGATTTAACCGATTGTTTCGACATCAATACATCCCCTTGTGGATACGATGTGGATGGTCAAGTCGAAGAAGTTACTGTATGTGACATCGAAGAAGAAGAACCAGACTGGGAAGACGATGAGGACTACTGATGGAAACACATGATTTTAAACGTGGCGACCTAGTGTATGCCAATGGTTTGCCAGCGGTGGTATATTATGTGTCACCACTACAGATACGCATACTCATGTTGAAACGTGGTGACATAAAGGCGTATCGTATCAATCGTGATAGAATCCATGATAGATACGGTGGCGTTGCCATTGAGTATATCACTGGGTCAGACTTAGAAAAGTCAATTGATTCTATTATGAATTTTCTACACGAGATTGGAGAGCAAAAGAAATGAAGCCAAAGTTCAAACGTGGTGACATCATCTCATGTGAATCTGGAAATACATGGATTGTCGCACAAGTAAGCGATGCTACAGGGTGTTATTTTGGGTTTAACGAAAACTCAACGTATACCTTGCCATACGAAAGACAAGACAATTTCAAGAAGATTGGTGAATTTCCAATGAATACAATTGAAAATGCTATTGATGATGCCAAACGACAATCACTTGACTTACAAACACAAGTCAATATCGCAGTATCACTTATGGATAAATTTTTAGAAGCCAATAATAAAGATTCATTGCTTGTGTCGACTGATATGCGTGTTGACAAAGATAAAAACATTGTATCCGTCAGATGTTCAGATGGCATTGGTAGACCAGATAAATGGATGTCTGTTGTTGACATATGTGAAGACTATGGAGTGAACAAACATGGAGTTCAATAGACACAATCTATTGGTTCTCTGGGGTTTACCAGCCAGTGGCAAGTCAACCTATGTGAAAGAACATGGGTTGACTGACTGGTGTGTGTCGTATGACCAAATTCGTGACATCATCGGTGGCAAACATTATGCGTTCCGATATGGGAAGCTATTGGTTGACCCAGATGTTGAACGTGCTGCACACCAGATGTCATTATACGCAATTTCATGCCGTATGCGTACTGGTGATTTTATCGTGTATGATAACACAAATACATTGCCACAAGACGTTCTAAATAAAGAAATGAAGTTGTTAAAAGACTTGTGTGATATACACGATTATCAAATGTGGTATAAGCGGTTTGATACTGATATTGAAACGTGTTTAAAGCGGTCTAAAGAACGCTTGCAGTACGAACCAACGGAAGAAGTCATACGACAACAAGAGATGTACTTTAGAAACGCACAGATGCCATCGTTTGTACGTAATTTTGATTATAGTGGATATGATGGTTTACTAAGTAAACAACTTTTGTAAATTTCAAAATAAATACTATAAAAACTCTTGACACAAAACTACCGTATGGTATAATGTAATCAACGACAGGGAAATAACCCAAGTCAGAACATTATATCATACGGTTTTTATATATTCTGGTAGATATTTGAAAATTCTCAAATTAATACTTGACATGATTGTCAAATATGATATAATGATTACAGAAACAAGAAGTATTTAGTTTTAAAGAATTTATTCTTTACCATTAGGAGGAAATTATGTTATTCAAATTCTCAAATCAAACAACAACAACATTTGTGAGAACATTCATCTTCAACGCCAAAACGGCAGACATCATCATTCTGGATAATGAGTTATCAAACATGAAAATTCATGTGCCAGTCAGTCGGATTGATGCAGACTTGTTGAACAAGATGTTCAATACTATGACGCATAAGTTATTAAACGATGCGTTGGACAACAACATTCCATACGTATACGTTAACCTAAGATTGTTCGTTGAAAATTACGAAAAGTCACTTGCTGCTGGTTATGAATCCATTGGATACGACCGAACAACTGGTTGCAAGAAAAGCGTTACGTTTTAATTGGGGGTGACACAATTGGCAGATTTACCAGAGTTTTTACAACATCTAAAGTGCTTCGATGGCTGGAGAGTCCAAAGCGACCCCAAAGCGACCCCAAAGAAGCCGTCAAGCAATACTATGAGAAACATCCGAATGAACTACAGAAAAAACGCAAGCCAAAACCCAAGCCAAAACGAATGTATGGTAAGAGTTATGGAGCGTTAGATTTACCACCACGACCATGCGAAGAATGTGGTCAAATGTTTAAACCACGTCAAATACGTTCTCGGTTTTGTTCACATAAATGCAGCGGTCGCTATCATAGCCGTAAACAGTATGCTAAACTAAGGGAACAAGACTTATATCTACAGGAGGGAATATAGATTGAATATCGTATCACAAATCGCAGTTGATTGTCGTTCACGTGCCAAATGGGTGCGTGAACAAACCGCACAAGGCATCGTTCTTAATGCCAAGGAACATGAATCCGCACGAACTCTTGCGAACAACGCATGGAAGTGGGATTTTGATTCTGCAGCAGAAGAACTGTCAAAAGCCATTGCGGAAAACCAAAAATTATCTATTTAGAAAACGGAGGAAGAAACATTGTCAAATCGAAGCTACACACCACGGAACTTATTATTGGATGCCACTTGTGGTTATCCATTGGCACATTATGTTGAAAACCTTGCTAGTAACATTGATATGAACAAAGAGAATACCAATGTAGAACTTAATACGTTACGCTTGTCTATCTACAAGGGTATTCTCAATGTGTTGCAACAAGATGCCTTAAGCGTTGAGAAACTACAGGAACAAATCGCAGAATGGAAAGCCATCAAGAAAATCGAAGACATTCCTAAGTTGATTAATGACGTAGACACATCAACACTCACCAAAGATGATTTAAAGAATGTCAAACGTGCCATTAAAGAACTTGATGAAGTCGTGACATCTATTGTCGCTGGTATGAACAAAGTCATTGACAAATGTGCCATGCTGGCGAATAAACACGAGAAATTTATCGTTAATTATACCGACAAGAAAGAAACGGAGGATTAGAACATTGTCATATAGAACATTTAGCCAAGTAATGTATCGTGTGGAAAATGTATATCGTTTATTACCACCAGATTTCTTTAAGGGCAACTATGAAACCTATGTCGTGAATACTGAAAACGGTCATATGTTGGCGTTCAATCGTAAAACCAAACATTATGATGTTGTCAAACAAACTACTGAATTGTTCTTTTATAGAAACAACGGTATGTTGACACATTATTCTCATAGTCATGGTATTTTTGATGGTGAACCAACGATGCATTGGGTCAAACGTGACGACCAATTCAATGACGAAGAATATGATTTCATTTGTCAAATTGAGGATGCTTTGTTGCAGACGGCAGTCGAGGAGGGGTGGTTATAAAAACCACCCATGATACCATTATGAATGAACAACAATTGATGAAAACCATCGAAGACCAAAACCAAGTGATTATCGCCAAGGATGCCACAATTGAGTTGTTACGTAAGCAACTAGGGGATGCCAAGAGTGAATTAAACGAACTGTACCTTGACAGGTCATGGCAGAAGATGCAAAGAGAGTATTTGACAGAAGCTGCAATGCAAAAGTCAGTCAAAATCATTGGTGGTTTTGAATACGGAGTTAGATATATACCGTTGTATGGTGCAGTTGCATTAATTCTCGGTAGTATCGCCTGTATGCTATTTATGTTATCAGTTATGGGGATAATCAAATGATGAAACCGATACCACCAGCAGACAACTTTTGGAAACAAATGTTAGAAGAATTGAATAATACAACCGAGGAAGAATGGAGTCAGTTTATTAAAGAATACGAAAAGGAGTGCAAACCAATGGAAAATGTCGTTGAGTTATGTGGTCAGATAATCGACTTATTAAAAGACTTAAACGAACCTAGGTTTTTGCGATTTGATGATGTAACGATTGTGACAAGCTATAGAATGTTTGATTGTTATAACGACAAATATTTTAAAGTTTTTACAAAAGTATACAAAGATGAAACATTACAACTTTTTATTGACAAAACAACGTACTATGGTGTAGAATATGAAGTAACAAATAGAGAAATTGATAAAATTTCATTTTTACAACATATCGTTGAATTGTTAAAACTAAGATTGACTAAGATTGGAGCGTAATAAACATGAGTGACATCCATAGACCATCTGGTGAACAATCCATCGTAGCCGTATTTCACCACCAACCAAAGTACAAATATCGGATTACCGCAAAATACGACAACTTTCCCCAAAGTATTATCTATTATAGTACCAAAACCGCACATGAATTAATGCAAGGGTTTTTATCAGATATACGTCATGGCAAGCCTTGTTTCGTATGTGATGCAGATGATAAATACGGTATTCTAAACTTGGGGAAAGCCAATGTTATTGAAATAGACATACTGGAGGAATAACCATGTATATCACAGACAAGAACACCTATTGCTGGACAACCGATGATACTTGTGGTGAACCGCAGACAACAATTAAGGATGCTATAGAGAATTTCTATAAATACGATTGTCAAAACCTTGATTGTCCAACGGTTCTCATCGGACATCCATCGTATTATATCCCAGATATGTTTAACGCAGAACAAATCATGTGGGATATGAACGACAAAATCGAAGAAGATTATGACATCGCATTAAACGATGAATTGACCGTTGAACAAGACCAAGAATTGGAAGAACGATTGCAACAGACGTTGTATCAGTTTTTGAAAGAACATAATCTTGACAAACGTGTATGGACGGTGTTTAGTTCAATGAAATACAGACCAGAAGATTTTGGTATTGATTTATCTGATTTTTAACCAACGGAGGACACATGGAGGTTTATATTTTCGATAAAAACAGACGATGTCCATATCTTAATTATGGCTTTTACAACCCAATAATCAAACAGTATGTCGAAGATAATCTAAATTTAAGCATTGTTAATAAAGAATGTAAAGTAGATATTCCGTTTCTCTATAAATGGCTACATGACGTACAACAAAAGCAACCAGCCTATTTAAAAGATAGAGATAAACAATCAGGATGTATCTATAATCACTCAATTGATAATATACAAGAGATTATCTCTGTGGCAGAATCTGGTCTTACACAAGACTGGTTTGAAGTGTATATTACTAAGTACTAGGAGGAAAACACATGGAATACTTAGACATTATCGAAGAAAATTTTACTAAGAGTGACTATGTTGCATACTTAAGAGGTAGCATACTGATGTGGTTATTGGAAGACAAACCGTTTGACACCGCACAGTTCAAGTTATATGCAGATAAACTTGTGGAAACTATGGAAGAACAATCAACTGATACTATGGGTACTGGTTGCTCTTGTTTGCAAACACAAGCACCAGAACCAACTGTTGACCCAGACGAACCAAAAGTGCAACCAAAGCACGAATTTAAACTTGGCGACCACGTTATTATCTCCAAAGGTACAGTGGACGAACGCACAGGTGTAATCGTCAGATTGCCTATGGAGGGCGTTGATTGTTCTCTTAGCTATGTTGTTGATTTAGACGACAAAAACTTGGGATGGGATGCCACGGTTGCAGTCGATGGTGTCGATTGTAAAAACGCATGGGTTGCTGGTGCAGAAAACATGGAATTGTTGCCAACGACCCTACAAGAGAACACATGGTATCACACCACAGATTTCACACTAGAAGAATTAAAAGAACTGTTGCCAAAGGGAACACGCCTACAGGTTGAAAAACAAGTAATATACGATGGTATTGAAACAACGCCACCAACAAAAACACAAACAACTACGGTTGAAAGTGTTAAATCCTCTTTTCTTACTGAGGAACCGTTGATTGAAACTACAAGTGGAACCTTTTTGAAAGAATGGTTTATGTTACAGGAGAATACGACCCTACAGGAGGACTTATAATGAACATCGAAGTTACAAACCAATGTGCAGCCGTTGTAGAACCCAAAAATAAGAAACCAGAAATACCATTGCGGTATCAACTGGAGATGGAACTATTGGCAAACCAAAATTCACGTTTGATTGACCAACGGAATAAGTTATTGGATATGGTCGAACGGTTGCAATCCAAAAAACCAATCGAACAAGAGCCAGCAGATGTCAAAATCGAAATGATGCAAACACCAGTTGGTCATATCAAAGTCGGTGACGTAATTGGGTTTGACCGCAGCAACAAACGTATTCGCTTTGGTACTGTCAGTAAACTAAGTAAAGATGGAACGATTTATTTGACACATTCGTATTCCGTTGCTTTTGGTTCTGACAATAAACAAGCGATTTACCAATCAATGGATATTTCTATTGACCAGTATCGTGTATGTCAGGTTTTATAATCCAACAATGCAAAACCCAATTCCAAAAAATTAAAAACCAAAAAATAAAAAACAAGATTTCAAAAAATAAAACGCAGAATTTTCAAATTGTGTGTTGACGTTTAAATCTTGATATGGTATAATGTGTTTGTCGGTGGTTAGTCACCTCTATGATACGTCTAACAAACTACGAAACAAAACAAAAATCACCTTCATTAACTATTGTGTGTAGTCAATCGAAACCACCGACAACCATTTCATATAAACCACGGTATATCACGGTAACACCACCGTTTGGTGTGACCATTGTCCACGATACCGTGGTCTTTTTTTTTATGTCCATACATATGAATGATTGTTCATGTGTTCATTCATGTGTTGCATCCGTGGATTGTCTATGGTGCGTACATATAATATATACATAAGCACATACAGAACATCATTGTCGGTATATAATATATTTCACACAATTAGTATGTTGACCGCATCACACGTTGCATCTATGATTGATACTATGGGTAATGCCATGTGTTGTCACGATGGATAATGCCTTGTGTGTGACCATACAATACAACCCATGTATCAACCACATGATATTCTGTGGCTATAATACTCATATAATTCGTTCTATGGCTCTCTACGGTGCGTTTATGTGTTGCCATGTATGTTTATATACACTACCGATTTAAACCACCGTATAACGTAAATAAATCAATTTTCGTATATCTCCACGGATTTTTTAACATCTATATATACATATGTTTTGATACATATATAATATGAACAATAATAATCTCCATGGATTTTTTATTTATATATACATATATATTTACATATGTCCACCTATTATACATATGTATATATCAATATATCTATTTGTTTTTTTCACATGATAACACTGTTGACCGCCCAAGTCATTCTCAATGCGTTCTCAATCGGTTGCCACACGCTGCATCACACGACCAGCGATGTATTACTTTTTGTCATACCATCATGTGTTTTAATCAATCGAAGAAATTCGATATATTTATATCAAATGTTTTCGATATGGTTGCATACAATTGGAATACATAAAATTATACCAATGTTACAAATAATTGTACGCAACTATAATTATAACAATTGTATTGTACACAATATAATAACGTGCGTTTATGTTATATGTAATTATTCTACATGACAAACAATTGTATGCAACTGTAGGGAACATTTGTTTTATATCATAATGTAATATCATGTATGCATTTTTTGTATAGAATTTTTGTAATTTCTTATTGCATAATTTTGTGTATGTGGTATTATATATGTAGGGGAACAAAAGAAATACCCTAGGTCTTATATAATTTCATATAGATATACCGCTATAAAGATATGGCGGACAGTCGGACAGATAGACATAGTTATTTATGAAAGGAATATAAACAATGATTATGAATGAAAACGATTTAAAACAAATTTTTCAAAGTGGTATTTGTGCAATTAAACGCAACGCAAGAAATAAAGATATATGGAATAGTATTTTATTACTATCTCAAAAATTTGATAATGTTTTTTATGATTTTGATTGTAAAAAATATGACATAGTAAAATTTATGCATGAAGTGTTAAACGTGTTTTTAAAACACTTTAATAAACGATTGACGGCAACACAAAAAACTGCGTTTAATACCGCCATTATTTGTCAAATGAAAGCCGTAGTAATAACAAAGTAGGTGAAATAATGGAATATCTTGAAATTTTTCAAACCATAGGCGGTTTCGTGTTCGCCTTATGTTTTTGGCTAGGGTGTTACCGCCTAGAAAAAGCTGTAAATGGTTTAAAGAATTAAAACGAAAGGAATTATATATTATGCAAGTATCAAATATGTTAAGCTCACGAGGGAATAAGGTTGCTAACCAATTCATTATAGAATTTTGAATATTTTGTATTATTTAGAGGTTGAAAGAGTACAACGTTAGGCGGTGAAAAATTGACTATTATAGTATTAGCACTAATCGTTTGTTTTATCAAACGAACAGAAAACGAAAGAAATAACTTATTGAAATAATTTTAGATGATACGAAAGGAACAAATTATTATGACTAGACAAAAACAATTACAAGATATTAAAGAAATTTTACTTAATGAGTTAAACTATAGGGTGAAATGTGGCGAGATGTCAGAAGATAACTCTTTATTTGAAATGTTAGAGGGCAATAACTTTCAAGCCCTCAAAGGGTTATACCGCCGTTTGTTTGGTTATGGTTATGAATGTTAATATAGAGTAGCGAGGTATAAAAAATTATGGAATTTGTGGAATTGTTATCTATTGGTAGAGATTTAAAAAGAAATAAATGTACAGATATAAAGGAATATCTTGAGATGGTACAAACATTTGACAATTGTCAAGAAAATGTATTCTATGCATTGCTCTCTAACGATGTAGACATAGAAAAGGCAATAGAGGGCGTATATGAGGAACAATATAACATATATGATAATTTTCAGGAATATATTGACAATTTACTAGATGATTATAATTTAGCCGATTTTATCGAATTAGATTATCTTTCTATGTGGTTCCGTACTTTCAGATATGATGAAAATTTATATATCGATTGGCAAGAATGGGAATGGTCTAAAAATCGTGATGAGTACGGAACGAACGAACAAAAAGAATTATATAGAGATTATATAAAGTTTAATCTTGAATGTTCTAACGTTATAGATTTTTATTATTAATCTATTGGCGGTACATTAATTTGTACCGCCTTTTGTATGTACTATAATTCTCATTTAGTTTTACTTATTGAGAATTGCTGCCCCCAGCTATAAGTGATAATAATTCTCAAATAAAAATCGCTTAAAATAGCCTATGAGGTGCTTTTAAAGTTTTTCGCTTATGATTGTATGCAAAAGGGCAAAAACGCCGTACAACGCAAATAAATCAATTCTATAGCTATTGTTATATCTTGCGTATTGTTGGCGGTATTCATACAATAGACATTATCTATAGTATGTCTTTATGTGGCGTACATTGGTATATTTTGCGTTTATCATTGGTTTAATTGATATGTATTCTCATCAATCGTTTAAAAGGATTGGTTAAAATTTATGTATAAAATTTTATGTAAATAATTTTGGTAAATTCTATAAAGAATTTTGGCAAATTTCAAAATTAATACTTGCAATTTATAGCCATTGTGGTATACTTATAGTATCAAAAGAGATATGTTTTAAGCATGAAAGGAATATTCTATTATGATTAACCTAGAAAAACAATTTACTTTTAAAATCAAGGGTATTACATTTATACCAAACATTAAAAATTATGGTAACGATACGTATAAAGTAACGTATACAAACAATAATAAAAGCGCACATAATGATATTATTGATTATTGGAAAGAATAGAAAAGAGGTTTATAACATGAATAATAAAATACGTTTAATTGAGGGGTACAACGATAGAAAAAACATTCAATATTATAGAGATTACACGATAAAAAAACGTGATTTCTTGCAAGATAAAAATTTGAGTAATATCGAAAGTATTAAACCCTATTTTTTGAATACATCAGATAAATTTAAGTATGATTACTATAGTGCTACGTGGTACGATGTAGATAATAATGACTATGATATTATTTATTTTTGCATTAAGCAAGAAAGATATATCGTATATACCGATAGAGATATATACGAGTTTAATCGAGATGATACTGTTTTATTCTCCCCTTTTAGTAGCGGACTAGATAGCAAAGAAATATATATTCAATGGCTATCTATAGGAGATTATATTGACGTTACATTTGAAGATGAAATATTTGAAGAGGTTACAGAAATAGAAATTATCGAAGATTAAACGAAAGGAACATAAACAATGAAAAATACACAAAATAAAACAATAAAAGTATATTATGGTTTAAAGTGGGTAGAGTTTAAACCTATTACAAAAGAAAAATACCGCAGATTAAAAGAAAATAGCCGTTTATGTTTTGTTAAAAATGCTATTACATATTATCTATGTGATAGCGAAGATAAGGAATTTTATGTATTATTAGACAAAAATAATAGAGTGTTACGGCGGTATTATGTCGAGTTAGATTTATATAGGGTTAAGTTATTGAATAACCAAGGAGAATTTACAGCTTATGAAAATGAGCTTTTCTATAGCCCTACACATCAAAGATATTTATATCCTATAAACTTGTACAAAGGTGTTCAAATTATGATTGACGGCGAACGATTAGCGGTTAAAAGTAGTTATATAGTTTAATAGATATAAACGGCGGTATGATAACCGCCGTTATTTTTTACCCTAAATATGAACATATGCATATACATTCACACAATGCAGCAATTCTCAATTAAAAACTATAAATGAGAACGCCAGCGTAAACCATAGATAAACGATAATGTTTATCAATAAGAAATTCGTTTATTTGTGTTGTATGGTGCGTGTGGCGGTCTTAACGTGTGTTTATACGTTGGCGGTAAACAAACGCATACAAACGATATAAAGCCGTTATAATAACAATCGTTTTATACAATCAATCTATACAATCGTTATATATCCATTGTTTGAAAACATATAAAGCCGTTTTGTACACATTAGAAATACACAAGATTTATATACGTGTATTTGATAATTGTTATTATCAATGGTATGTCTACTAAAGAAATACATATTCATGTCTATTGTGTATGTACTATGGAGCGTTATTGATGTATGTTATTGTGTTGATTGCTTGCGTATTGTCTTATGTATGGTCTTTGGTTGTTGCGTGGGTATGTGGTATGTACTACAGAATTTTAAGACCAAGTATTATGACCTAGTCATAAAACTTTAGCAGACTAAAGTACGAACATAAGACCGACCAACGCAAGCCCAAGCCAATTATAAAAACTCATAATAAACATGATTTAAACGCATAACAATCTGTATCGAAAACTTTCGATATACATCCTCGCAGCCGATATATCGACAAACATAAATATATACATATGAGCATATATTCACATAACCAGCCACGATACAAGCAATTGTAAATGATAATGATTGATAATGAATGTTAGATTATGGGTATTCTATTACATTGTGCAAGCGTTCGCCATTGGTTGCCCCTAGTGTTATGTATCTATGGTATACCCCTATGCAGTCCAATCATAGGGGACTACATACATCGAAAAATTTAGAAATTCCAAAAGGGAGAACCATTCTCAACTGGGGGCGGTTATATCATAACAAACCCAAGATGCATACTTTTCACACCAACAAACCCAAGACACACATATGTAAATACCAAAGACAAACCCATGCTGCATACCCCAATACAAACAATGGTCTATACTAATGTCATATACTTTTGTTCCATACATAACCACCATAAACCAAGGTAGTATCTATATGTTTTAAAACCATACATATCAATACATATGTATCATGCAATTGAACATACAATCGTTATCTACAATCGGTTACAACAATTGAGATACATATGTTACATACATAATCCGTTATATGTTTGAAAACAATTGAATATCCAATCGACTGTATAATCGTTTAAAACGATTGGTTAAAATTTATGTATAAAATTTTTATGGTAAACATATGTATTAGACATATAAGATAAAACGTATATTATCTTCCCTAGGAAGATGCATTTGAAGTTACAAATGTTTAATGCTATATGGACATACATATATTATTCTGTTTTAACAATCGTTAGTTGCAATCAGTTTAATAGAAGTATGTGATAATATGTTTGTGATACGTTTATTACGCCATTTAAAAAATGGCAATCATCTCTCTATGGAGATGATTTACTATGTTCTTGATAGTCGGTTACATAAGATGGAAAAATACCAAACACAAACCGTTTACCGCCTTATGCGTGCCACTATAGGGGCGTACTTATGGCTGGCTTGGCGGTGTATACAATCGTTAACAGACAATCGCTGCACAACACCAGAAATCACATAAGACACGCTATATGGCATCCATAGCCACACCAGCGTGATAAACTTGTGTGAACATAAAAATAAGCCATAATTGACACCGCTGGTGGCATCAAAAATGACTCTATGAGGGGCATATGTAATTTCCAATAGTTACACTTATGTGTAAAAACTTACGCATATATTCTAAAAAATTTTTTATGGCGTTCAACCTAGGTGGATACTGGGTTTATGACGTAACGGAGAATGATTATTACTTCCGATAATTGAAAAATATCGTAACTTACCATAACTTTTTGACACTATATATGAGGGGTTCCAAAATAGGTACTTAAGTTTGAAACCCAAAAACAACAACAAGAAAAACATAACAACCGTTGATAGTCCAAACTGTTTAACCGACTTTGAGAAAAACTTAAGCCGTAAGGCTTATGACGAAGTCATGAAAAACAAGTTTGAAACATACAGAATGGTAAACATAAGTTTTAAAACATATAAGATTTCTCTATCGAGAAATAATACTTCGTATTGATTATGTTTGTCGCTTATGCTTTAAGACACAAACCATATAACAAACCATATGCAACAAAGGGCATACATAAGTATTAAACATATATCACTCATATGTTGACACTTATGTATGCCCTTTGTTTTTCGTTTGTATTCTATTTCAGTAGTTCTTCTTCTGAACCACGTTTGGGATATGCATCCGTAATCTTACCACCGATGCCCCAGAAGATGATTGCTAAAACAAAGAAACCAAAGAATACGGAATATTCGTCATGAATGGCACTGGCGATACCCAGACCAAGGGATGCACTACCAATCCATTTGAACAACATACCGACAAAATGTGCCGATGTAAAATATCCGATAATTAATGTCAAACCGACCATTGCAAAAATAAACATATGCTGCGTTCCTCCTGTTATAAAGCCATGATGGCGTAAACTTTACTATTAAGTTCCTCGGTTGTAATCCCAAGATAACGCATTGTGATAGCTTCCGAGGAATGATTAAAGACTTGCATAAGGTATGCGATTGGCACACCCTTACGATATGCGTGATACCCAAATGTTTTACGCATGGAATGTGTACCGATGTTTTCAAGACCACACTTAATGGATGCTGCCTTGATTTTTCTCCATGCTTGGGTGGTCGTGATATGACCATCGCCAGAACGACTTGGGAATAACCAATGTTTGCAACGAGATGCATACTCACGCAACATTTCATATACCGCTTTAGATAGTGCAAACCGTTTGAACTTGCCTGTTTTTTGCTCGTATAATTCCATCATTGGTTTGACATCATCTACGGTCAACCCTACTAGGTCGCTAATGCGTAGACCAGAGTTGATACCCAATGTGAACAACATTTTGTCACGGTCGTTTGTCAATGCTTCACGCATTTCATTTACCTTATTAATATCTCTAATTGGTTCTGTTACTGTTGACATAATTTTATCCTCCTAATGGGTTGCCTTAATGTAACAACCACTATTGTTTCTACATATAGAATACACCATGTATGGAAATGTGTCAACACTTTATTTTGTAATTTTTAAAAATACTTTGGAGGTTCTTTATGGAAGAACTACAATTGAAACGGAAGAAGTCGTTCGAGAATCGGATTGATTTCTTTGGATTGCAAGACTCTGTGACCGAACAGAGAAACGCTGGCAAGTCTTATGTTGCCATCGCACGAGCGTTAAACAAAGACAACCAGCAACACCTACAAGGGATTGTCATTACGCCCAAGATGGTTGGTGATTGGTGTCGGTCAAACCTTGTGGAAGAAAAAGTATCCAACAAAGAATACGAGGTTGTCAACACATACAATGAACAAAAGAATTTATTGGAAATGGTTGAAACACAAATCGAGATGATTCAAGTATTCATTGATGATTTACAATGTCAACAAGCCGAGGGAACGATGTCACCAGACATCCTGTATAAACGCATGAAAGACCTAATGAGTGACCAAGAGAAGTACTTTGGTCGTAAACAAGCAATTTTAAAAGATATGCAAGCAACGATGGAAAAAATCTTTACGTTTCAAGCAATGAACTCCATTATTGTTGAAATCATGCGTATTATCACGGAAAAAGACCCTAAGTTGGCAGAGCAAATCACTAAAGAAATGAAAACAAATCAAATATTATTGTCGAATTATGCAAAAATCCAACAAAATTAAGAATATTTATCTGAATATTATCGAAAAACCTTAACTTTTTACTGGATTTTTTCACTATAAGTGAGAACAATTACCACTTAGGAGGTGTGTCCGTGGCTGAAAACATTTTGGACTCGCTATTGGGTGTGTCCGTGGCGAACACAGAGCCGTCAAGTGACACTCCATCTGATAAAGATATTGGTGCAACAGACTTGGAATATTTTGCCAAGACATATTTTCCGCATATCTTCTCAACACCATTTTGTGAATTTCATCACTCAATGTTCCGTGATGCGGAGAACATGATATTGCACTTTGACAATCTACACAATAAGTTCGTTCGTGCAGCACCACGAGGTCACGGCAAAAGCCGTATTATATCCGTTGTGTTTCCGATATGGCTAATTGTATATGGTTATCGCAAGAACATACTGATTATTTCAGATACCTTTGAACAAGCCAAAGAGTTCATTCAAACAATAAAAGACGAACTAGAAGATAATGAACGCTTAAAAGCAGACTTTGGTCTGTTAAAGGGTGATAAAACATGGGCGAGCGATAAGATTGTCACCAAGAATAAAATACAAGTGTTTGCAAAATCAAGTGGTCAATCCTTGCGTGGTTCTTCATATAACAACATTCGTCCAGAAGTTGTAATCTTGGATGATTTGGAAAATGACGAAGCGGTGGAAACTGAAAATCAACGCAAGAAATTATACGATTGGTTTATGAAAGTATTAATGCCAATCGGCAACCCAAGAACTGTATTTTTGTATGTCGGTTCGGTTTTGCATTACGAAGCACTATTGTATAAAGTATTGACCGACTCCAAGTTTAACAACTGGAATCGTGCCATATATAAAGCCGTGTATTCCTTTTCTGAAAGTCCATGTTGGACTGTATGGGAAGAATTATTTAACGACTTGACAGACCCTGATGCAGCACAAAACGCAGCAGATTATTTCAACGAACACAAAGAAGAAATGATGGATGGCGTGGAAGTTATGTGGGAGGGTCGAAACTTTGGTCTGTTTGAACATTTAGATTGCTCGTTTGATGAGAAGATGAAAATGTCAAGAGATAATTGGTATCAAGAATTGATGATTCTCAAAATGCAAGATGATGAAGCATTTAACTCGGAGTATCAAAACAATCCAATGACCGAAGCCAGTCGAATATTTAAAGAATCGTGGATTAAATCCAATTACTATGACGAAACAAATCTACCGCACATGAAACAAATTTATGCGGCGGTCGATGTATCAATGGGTAAATCACGAACATCTGACTATTCGGCAATCCTTATTGTTGGTCGTGGCGTTGATAACTATTTCTATGTACTAGAAGCAGACGTCGAACGTAGACCACCAGATGCAATCATTAATGATATTCTCTTGTATCTTGACAAATACAACGGAAGATTGGACGGTTTTATTGTCGAAGAAAACGTATTCCAAGAGTTCTTTTCTAAGACATTACAACAAACTGCACTTGACATGGGTTTATATGTCAACTGGGTATCCGTTCGGTCTACTGCAAGTGACAACAAAGGCACACGCATCCGTTCGCTTGCTCCGAAGATTAAACAAGGGTATATCAAGTTTAATAAAAACCATCGTATCTTGGAAAGTCAACTAAAGAACTTTCCTAAAGACCACGATGATGCACCAGATTGCTTAGAACGATGTATTGCGAAGTTCTTAGAAAACTCTGCGACTATTGCAGTCGGTTCTATTGGCAGTCAGAATAAACGTAAAAACATTTTATCATTCATGAAAGGTTGGAAACGATGAATCTTAAACAACGAATCTTATCATGGATGAGTAAAACTATATTAAGGGATACGGTTGCCAATCTAAAGAATACTTGGTTGTCTTCTTTTAGATTCAACAATCGAGCAACCGAAACAAAACTTAGTGTAGAAGAACTACGGAATCTATCAAGAACACCGATTGTACGTTCTGCAATCAATCAAATCCGAGAGGGTATTCTTGCGTTGCCTTGGGAAGTTGTTTCCATTGATGGTAACGCAAACAAGAAACAAATCAAACAGGTTACACAGATTATTCAAAATCCGAACCCTGTTGATGATTACAACGATTTTATTGGTAAGCTATTTGAAGACTTGATTGTCTTAGACCTTGCGTTCTTTGAACAAAAGGTGGTCAAGGGATACAGACCTTTGTATCTATTCCCAATTGACACAGAAACAATCGAGGTAGCAACCAACTGGAGCGGTGACTTAAATCAACCACGATTCTTACAATCCGTGAATGGACACCAAGAGTGGTACAAGGTTGATAAAATCGCTATGTTGCAACGCACGAAGTTGACATATGACGAGTTTGGTTTATCACCATTAGAACAAGCCTATCGGCATATCAAGTACTTAGCAGAAGTACAAGAGTATGCAAACGATATTTCATCTAATGCGATGCCAAAGTATCTTGTAAACATGGGTGCATCCGCAAGTGAAGAAGAAATCGAAAAAATTCGGTTATACATTGCGAATGAAATCCAAGGTCAATCTGCGGTTGCAATCGTTGGGTCTGCACAATTGGATGCCAAACAGATTTCACCGATTGGTGATGAAGCTGCATCCTTGAATTGGCAGAAAATGTTGTTACAGATTATTGCGACTTGTTTCAATATCCCTCCAGAACGCCTAGGTGTAGCGATTTCAAATGACCGTTCTACCTCATCTGAAAAAGATAATGAAATGTTGGAATACACAATTAAACCTTGGGCGAAGATTTTTGAACGAGCGTTTAATAAATACGTGATTGCACGTTTAGGTTATTCCGACAGTATTAAATTCCAATTCGTATTCACTCCAACCAAGGCACAACAGGCAGATGCCGTTGAACGTGTTCGTAAACTCGTTGATGGTAATATTATCACATTAAACGAAGCACGTCAAGAGTTAAATGGTGTCCTTGGTATCGAACTAAAAGATATTCCGTCTGGCGATTCGTTGCTGGAAGAATATAAATCATCTTTGATTCAAAAGCGTGTACAAGACGATGAATCTACAACTGACACGACCGATGAACCGAAGAAATCTACAGAGAAAGGAGAAGCCGATGGAAAAACAAAAAGTACAACTTAGTGCGAGTGCAATTAAGGTTATACTAGATAACCAACATACGAACTCCATGCGTTTTACTGGTACGTGTATGTTCCTTGATGAACCATCCGATTATATTCCCGGTGGTGTTGACAAACCTGTGATGTTATCATCCGAAGTTGCCGAAGAGTGTGCATCTACGATGAACCTTATGGGTATCAATTGTGATTATGACCCTTGGTTATTTCCAGATGAAGTCATGATGGCACATGACCGTAGAAATAAAATTGGTGTGGTTGAAAAGTGTTGGGTTGACGGTAATGAACTTAAGTTCACTGGTATTATCTACAAGAATGACTTTCCAGATATTGCTGACTTCATAAAGAAAACAGTAGACTCTCTAGGATTCTCTGTGGAAGCCATCTTCAATATCCACGAGTTTGAAGACCATATTGAAATGGCGGATGTTGAATTTACTGGTGTTGCTATGTTGTTTAAGAACGCAGCCGCATACCAAAATACGTATATTGCAGAAATTGCCGCAAAGGCGAAAGGAAAACAACTAATGAACGAACAAGAAATTAAAGCCTTGGTTGATGAAGCCGTTAAGGCATCTATTGAAGCACAAGCACAAGCTAAAGCACAAGCGGAAGAAGCTAAGGAGCTTGCAGATGCAAAAGCAGAAGTTGAACGCTTGACTGCTGAATGTTCCGCTAAGGATGCATTGATTGTTGAAAAAGATGCAAAAATCGCAGAACTTGAAAAATCTGTTGAAACAAAAGATGCAGAAATCGAAGCTGGTAAAGCCGAAGCAGAAAAACAAACTGTAATTTCCGATGTTAAAAACTTGGAAACTAAGGCAAAACTAGAAGCTGGTAAATCTGACAAAGAATTTGATAACTTTGCAGATGGCATTAAAGCTATGTGTAAATAATTACACATAATATATTTTGTTGATTTGATTTTATATCATAGGAGAAATAACTGTGGCAGTAACAAAATCCAAATTTATTACAGCAGCTGCCGTTGCTGATTATAACCAATCTCACTACATCGAGTTGCCTAAATTCCAAAACTTAATGGTTGACTTGTTAAACCGTAACGTAACAATTCGCAACCGTATCACACCTGTGATGGCGACTGGCTACCCATCTCGTTATTGGGAACAAACTAAGATTGCACACAATGCGAAATTCGTAAATCCACGTACAGGCGACAACGGTAAATACGGTGTTGATACTTACGATGAAGATTACGGTCGTGTTGAAAAGGCAGTATACTTAAAGGCGATTACATCTGGTATTAAATACTCTTTGTTTGATACTGAAGTTGTAGCACAACAAGGTGATGCCTTGGCAAAATCTTTGTTAAACAAAGACATGGAAGACATGATTGTGGACTTACTTCAAACTTCCAACAAAGGTATCTGGACAGGTACTGCAACCGCAGCCGATGATTCTACATCCGTTGAATACTGTGGTTTGGCTACACAAATTACAGATGCAGTAACTGTGGCTAACCCTTATAGCTTCACATCTGGTTCTGGTGAGTTTGTAACAGATACAATCCGTACAAAGATGGCACAAAACTTGGCATCCACAAAATACATCGGTATGCCTACCGCAATCTACGCTAACCCATTGACAATCGACTACTTAAGCCGTGCTGAATTGAAACGCCCGGGTTTTGCAGTTAACCAATCTGCGGATAAAATGGACTTGGGTAATGGTTTCGTTGTAAATACCATCCGTACACAAGCTGGTTATTTACCATTGATTCCAGATAACTATATTCCATTTGACCCAACAAACAAAAAACACTCTTTGTATGTTGTCAATGAAAAATTGATTGAACGCCATTACTTGACTAATGCAGAACCACGCATCTTTAAAATGGGTCTTACTAAAGGTCTATTGGACGAATACGTTGCAGTAATGTTCGATGCAATTGTTGCCAAAGGTGCTAGTGCTGGTGCCCACTTCAAAGTTGAATTTACAGAAGCGTAATACGCTTAATTCAAACGATTAATCACAGGGGTGTCTTTTGACACCCCAATGTTTTAACCGAATGGAGATACATATGTTAGTAACATTAAAAGACAGTAATGCAACACGTATTTATCTGTGTGGTCGCATTATTGAAGCTGATAACGGTCGCTTTGAAGTATCCGAGGAAGAATACGCTTTGAATGAAGCCGTATTAGAGCCTGTGGATAAAAAAGCTGGCAAAGTTATCAAACCAAAAACACAATCCGTTGTAGAAGACACAGAAGATTCCGACAAGGAATCCTAGGAGAATCATGGTTTACTTAGATGCAGCAGAAATTGACGATTATTGTCAAATGATTCCAGTTGATGAAAGTCACGTTCAGTTTGCATCGACTATGATTGATGCCTACGTTGGAACAAACAATGGACAATCGAAATTTACATCCAACGAAATCACCGAGATTGTTAAACCGAATCGCAAAGGCGTGTTGATTCTAAAGAATGACCCTGTGATTGACATTCTATCAATTCAAGCAATTCACACACGAGATATAAACGAAGACGGAGTTGAGATTGAACCGTACTTGTATGACTTTGATGGTAGCAAGTATGTATATCTATTGAGTAATACATCCGCCATGACATATTCTCAAATATTCTCGCATAACGCAAGATTTTATAAAGTCCGTTACAACTATGGATTCGCTGAAATTCCACGAGAGGTAAAAACGGCTTGTGCGATGCTTGCGATGAATATATCACAGGTTTCTACATTCACCGCCTTAAATTCCATGACAACTTTGGATGCACGATTTTCATTAACTGACCCAAACTTATTTACAAACGAAATCAAATCATTGTTATCACGATACAGATTTTAAACGGAGGTATATATGCGAGAAAAATATACACCAAAGTTTGACTGCACACGAATGTTTGCATCATGGCGTGAAACCATTAAATGTGATGGTAAAAAACCAGAGTTTGTGTTATTCACACGAATTGGTCGTGGCACAAAACGGTTTCTTGTGAATAATGTTCGTTGGGGAAACCTCATGTCAGATTCCTCGTTGGAAGCTGGCGATATATGCGAACGTAGAAACGGTGATACGTTATTCTTGGTCGCAAAAACAAACTCATTCAATGGTGACAAGGGTGAGTTTTACACAACAAATACAATCGTAAATATCTATGGTATCGAAACCACAACAGACGAGTATGGTAATACCAGTGGTACATCTACTGTAAGTAAGATAAAAGACCTAAAGTGTGTATACGAAGATGTGTCCGCCAAGATGCACTTGTTCGATTATGGTTTGTTACCAACTACTACAAAGCGATTTATTCTACCAAGGGATACGGATGTTGCACTATTGGATAGAATCGAAATCAATGGACAGTTTTTACAAATTGATGTAATAAACAAGTTCGATTTTGCACCGTTCTTATATGTGCAATGTTCACCAGACGAGCGTGGCTAACATGAAGACAATGCAAGATGTAATCGCTAAGGTATTAGAAGACCATTTAGATGTACTGACTGACCGTATCAAACAAATATGGGCGGTTGCAGACGAGGACATCTATACCGACCACCATATAATCCTTAGAAGATTCACACCAAGCGTCAACATGGTTAGACTTGGCTTAGACATTACAGGTCTTGGGGCGTTCATCCTAGAGTATGGCTCTGGTTCGTTCATGGTAACGAATACAAGTGCGGAACTTGGGGATTTTGGCAACCCAGACTTACCAGAATACATGGCATCATCTTGGTATAACGATAATCGTTCATCGCACGGCAATGCAATCATGGGTCGTGACAAAGGAGAAACTGTACATTCACCAACAATGGGTGTACCAGATTACAAATCCAAAGGTCACTTCAAGGGCATAAACCTAGAAGAACCCATGAAGAAATCCAAATTAAAACCTTTAGAACCAAAAGAACCGATGTTTGTTGTTGAAACAGAAATCGTTCATTGGTTGAAAGAATTGGATGAAGCTATTGACGATGCAGTATCTGATTATATCGAAACCCAACTAGATAATGCTTTTAAAGGAGTAATCGCATGAAGTATACGGTACAACTATTGGACGAACTGTGGAATATCTTGCGACAAGACGAAGAAATGGCTTCGTTATTACGCATAAAGGACACACAATCAATCCAAGAGTGGAACTCTAAGATTAGGCGTGGTCTTGCTGGTGCGGAACTCGTTGACGAAAAACAAGATATTTACATAATTATGTCATTCATTCCATCTGTTGGTAATACCAAGAATTGGATGGTCAACAAGAATTTACTGGAGTTTAGAATCATTGGTCGTTCTAACAACAGAAAACTTGTGAATGATTTATACATACATTTGAATAAACTATTAAAGGAACATTATCAAGAAATGTCCATCTATACCGAGGGTTCATTCTCTACTGGTACAGCTGGCTTAATCGGTTATATGTTTCGTGTTAGACCTTTTACATGGTCATAATCATAGGAGATAATTAATGGCACAACAAACAGGCAAAAACTTTGTTTTGAACGGTGTAGGTGAAGCATGGGCTAAGCGTGTCGTAAACGGCAAAGTTGAAGCATACAAACTCGGTACACTTCAAACAATGAAACTATCTTTCAGTTCCTCTGATGAAAAAGTCTATGGTTCTGATGCTTTACCACCAATCTATATCTTGAATAAAGAATCCAATGTTCAAGCATCTTTCACCGAAGCACGTTTCAACCTTGATTACTTGGGTGTAACTGCTGGTGCTGATGTTGACAACAACGGTACTTTAATCTTTAGTGTAAAACCTACATTGATTGCAAGCGGTACTGCATTTACCGTTCCAAGCGTATCCAATGTTATCCCAGAAGATACAATCGTTGTACTTGCGAACGATAATCAAATGGAAGACGAACGTGAAACATTGAAGTACACAAAAAGTACAACTCCGTCCGCTGGTGAATTTACAATTGATGCAAGTGGTCAAATCACTTTGGGTACATCTGTAACAAATAAATTCATTGAAGTATCTGGTCTTCGTACTGATACAACTAGCCGTAAAGCGACAATGAAAGCAACTAGCGTACCACAATTCGTTGAAATCCGTCACGTTTCCAATCCTGTTGATATGGGCGATGGTAAGAAAGTTATCTTGCATACTCATATCTTCCGTGCTAGAGCGACTGGCAAAATGGATATTGACCATGAACGTCAAAAAGCATCTGCACCACAACTTGAATTTGAAGTTATGTATGATACAACTCGTACAGACGGTAAAATCTTGGAAATCACACAAGAAATCCAAGGCTAATCTCATGGGGGCATCTTCGGATGCCCCTATTTTTTATTATATGGAGTACTATGGAGATATATAGATGTCAAATACTTTAATTCCACAAGAAAAATACATTATGTTAAACGGCAAGGAATATAAAATTTATCCAATGTTGTTAAAAGATTACAACAAGGTTGAACGTCTATTGTCTAAAATAAATGACCAGTATTTATATTTGAACTTACCATCACCAATTTTAGACGAAGATGGCAAAGAAGTGTTAGATGCCAATGGCAAGGTGAAATATGACTATGTGGCATTTAACTCCATGTGCGAACTGTTTGAGATGGCGTTACGTATTCCACGGAAAGAATTGATTAACGCAATCGACTTAGACAATGGTGTACAACTGTTGGATGAATACTTATCTATTAGCGGATTAAAAAAAAAGATGATGGGTCTAATGGCACAGGAACTACCGAAGATAAATCTGGGGGACTTGACCTAGTCATTGCATCTTTGGTTCAACACACAAGTGAAACCAGAGAATCACTAATGAGATATACTTTACCAGAACTAGAGGGGTTATCTGTTGCATTAAACGAAAACAATAAAACAGATACAGACGATAGTAATACTTTTGTTGACTCTGATTCCGTCACAGGGGCAGATGCGGTACGTGGTCTTTTGAGTTCTGGGTACGCATCATAGGAGAATAATTAATGGGAAACAAAAAATTCGGATATGACATAAAAATAGACTACAGTCAAGCAACCGAGAATACCAATCGAGTAACCTCTAGTATTCTACAGTTGCAACAAGCCGTAGAACGACTTAAAAGAAACTCTGACATTCAGATTAAATTCACTGGTCTTCCACGACAACTTGATAGTATTACAACAAAAACTGCTACATTGGCTAATGCGTTGGAAAGAACGGCTCAAAGTGGCAATCTTGCATCTAAGTCTTTTGATGGTATGTCTGCTAAGATGCAGTCGCTTAAAAAAGATGGTGAAGCACTTGCCAAGGGTCTACAAGATTCTGCCAATGCCATTAAGAAACTGGAGTCGTCAAATCATAACACCTTAAGAGATGGCAACAAGGCTATGACGGTTGGTACTCAAATTAACCAACTTAAGAACCAAGCCGATGTACTTTATCAAGCATGGAAAGCGAACAACGTAGGTAAAGAACAATATCTTCAACAAATGACTGCAATCCAAGGCAAGTTAAACACCTTGTATGGTCAACAACGGAGAATCAATAAAATTACCGAAGAACATATTCCATTGTTAAAACAATGGGGTTTTGAACTCGATAAGGTCGGTTCACGACTTGGGTATTTTGCCACACGTTGGGCTGCATTATGGGTCGGAGATAAAGTCATGGATTCTCTATCTGCTTTACCAAAAGTAGAACAAGACATGGCTGGGTTCGCCCAAGTAATGAAGCATGGCACAGGTGAAACAAATGCGTTTGCCCATAGTTTAATGCAAGTTGACCCATCTCACATGGTCAATAGTTTGCAACTTAGCGGTGACGAAGCAGAACACTTTAAACAAGAATTAGGTGGTATGCAAGTAGAGTTGCAAAACCTTGCTATCAAGTATGGTACAACAAGCCATGAAATGATTGAGTCTGCCAAACTTTGGGGTCGTGCGTATAAAGATAACAATACAGTTCTTGCGTTGACAGATGCAGCAACCAAACTTGCGGTTGCCGATGCGTTCGATATTGTGTCCGCAAACAAGGCGTTGGAATCCTCTATTATGCAATGGGGTTTTCAAATCAAGAACTCTAATGATGCCATGAGTGTATCAAGCCGTATTATCGACTCTTGGACATCCCTTGCACATAACTATACGGTTTCTGCACAAACATTATCTGAAGCTAACAAACGTATGGCACAATCCGCAGCCGAAGTCGGTGTATCATTCCACTCCGCACAAGCACTTGTTGCCGTTATGGCACGTAAAACGCAAGCAGAGGGCGGTGAAATCGGTAATGCCCTAAAGTCTATCTTCGGTTCTATTCACTCTAAGAAAGCCATTAAAGCATTACAAGACTTTGGTATTGAAGTTTACAAAGTCGGAGAAAACGGAGAGCGGTCATTCCGTAAAGTAGACGATGTGTTGCTTGATTTGATGATTAAGGCACAAGGCTCTAAGGAATCTATGGAAGACTTGCTAAAAGCAATCTCTGGCGGTAAATGGCAATGGAACAAAGCCGATGCCATGCTTGACTTAAAAGAATACCTAGAAGCCTTACGATTGTCTTCTTCCGCAATGGGATTTACCAATGCACAAGTCGGTATGCAACTTGATACAATCCAAACCAAGATAAAACAAATTGCAGCACAATGGGAGAAAATGGTAACAACCAATGGTAATGTGTCTAAAACTATTAAGGCTGGGTTAGACCTTGCTATGGGGTTCTTGCAACTATTGAATAAAATCCCATCTAGTACATTTCTTGTCCTTGGTGGTTTGATGGCTGTTTCTTACGCTACATCTAAACTAGGGATAACCTCAAAGACTGTACAAACGTCTATTTCCTTTGGATGGAATAAATTGACCGCAGCCGTTGCAAGATATAACCTTGCCGTATCTGCCACAGGTTCTAAAACTGCTGGTATGAAAGCTGCGTTTGCTGGTGCTGGCGGTGCAATCAAGGGTATGGGTCGTGCGGTACAATCTGCAACTGCCTTTATGGGTGGTTGGATTGGTATTATCCTTACGCTTGGTACTTTGTTGGCTGATTTTGTAATGAATATGGATTCTGCATCCGATGCAATCAAAAAAGATATTCAAACACAAAACGAACTATTGCAAAGACAAGAAGAATACTATGGTCGATTGTCTGAATCTCAGAATGTCGTATCACAATATATTACCGCCCTTAGTGGTCTAAAAGAAAAGCTATCAGAAGTTGGTAAACAAACCGAAGAATATACACAAATCGAAGCCGAAATTAAAACCGCAAAAGACGGCTTAATCGAAATCCTTGGCGAAGAACAAACCGCATGGGTATTATCTGGCGATACTATTGAAGAGCAAAACCGTAGAGCATCACAAGCGGTTGAAGAAAAGAAAAAAGAAGTTCGCCATCAAATTGCAATGACAAGAGCAGCCGTTGTTGAAGCATCTAAAAAGCTAAGGGAAATGGCGAATGAGGACATTAAGTCAATCCAGAGTGAAGAAACTCCGTGGAAAAGACGGTTTGAAATCATTTATCATTTCTTAGATTTAATATCTGCGGTTCAAGATGCATGGAATAGACTCATGAGAACCATGAGTGAACAAGGGGCACAAGTTGCCGAAAGCACATATGCAAAAGCAGAACTTGACAGGTCAGATTTACAATCCCAATACGATTATGCAGTAGCACATGGCGAAACTGTATCTGCCTTTATTTTAAAACAACGACTTGACCTTGCACAAACACAAGCAGCCGATGCACGAGCAGAGATGTATCGTATTAAAGAAAATGCTGATTATTATAACAAGCAAGTTGAGGAAACAAACTCAAAAGTCGTTATTGCGGCATCTAAAGAAGCCTTAGAGGGTCTTGGCGGTGGTGGAGGAAGTACACTACCAGCTATTACCGATAGTAACACTGGCGGTGGCACAACTGGAGATTACGCACGAGATGAACTCGGTGATGATAGCGGTGGCGGTTCAAGCAAAGGTAAAAAGGGTACAACTGGTAAAACAACCAAAGCTAAAAATCCATTGGATGGTACTCATGCTGGTGCAGCCATTGATTTCTTGCTGAAACAAGGGTATACCTTGAACCAAGCGTATGGTATCGTTGGTAATCTACAAATAGAATCATACGATAGCTTAGACCCAGAAGCATCGGACGGTGTTGCCTTTGGTATTGCACAATGGCAAGGCAGTCGATTACAAGACTTAATTGACTTTGCTAGAGATAACAACTCTGATTACAAAGCGTTTGAAACTCAATTGGCGTTCCTTGTGTATGAAATGCAACACAAAGAAAAAGACAATTGGAAAAGCGTTCTTGAAAGTGCAACGAATCAAACACCAGAAGAATATGCGTATTATTTCGACCAATTTGTAGAGCGTTCCTCTCATATTCACAGTCAAGAACGTCAACAAAAAGCAAGAGCATTGGCTAATACGGCTTATGGCGATGATGCGAAGACTGCTGATGATAGAGCCAATAAAATCATGGAACGCCAAGGCAAGATAGAAGACATTGCGAAAAAACTGGCGAAAGCGGAAGCCGAAATGGAAAACGCCATAAAGCCAAAAGAGCAAGCTGACTTGGCAAAAGAATCGCAAGCCTTAAAAGAAAAACTGCAAGGTATTCAAAAAGAGATTGACGATTTAATCAAACTTAATCCAAAAGCAGATGTTAAGAAACTGCAAGAAACCATGAAAAAATACGATGAAGTTATGACCCATCGTATGCAAGATAAGTACCGTGATAAAGACTATGACGAAGCCGTACAAATGGCAAAAGACCGTCAAGAGAACGAAGACTTGGACATGGAAATCGCTGGTACATCTGAAAACTTTTGGACAAGAGATATTCGTAATGCACAACGCTTGGTTGAATTGTATATCATCAAGGTAAAACAATACAACGACATGGTTGCAGCCTTTAAGCGTGGTGATTCAGAATATACCGAAGCAGACATCCGTAAAGCTGGGATTGAACTTAAGAAGCTACAAGTACAAATCAACAAGACTGGTAATGACTTAAACAAAAACATCCGTCAACAAACTCATGACGTATTCCACTCGATGATTTTCGAGGGCAAGAAGTTTAAAGACGTTTGGAAAGACCTGTGGCGACAACTTGCGGAAGACACATTAAAAATGTTATTCAAAATCGAAGATGGCAACGGCGGTTTAATCCAAAATCTGTTAAGGAAAACAGATAAAAAATATCAAAAAGGTATTAACCCATTAAAGGGCATTGGTGGAAAGAATGGTAACATCGGTGGTGTTGATGAAACATTAAACCAACAAATGCTTGCTACACAAGCCACACAAAATCTTGATAAAAACTTTGAAACATTCTTGGCTAATACCCAAAACGGTACTGCATGGAATCAAGCGACATTTACCGATGCCGTAATCTATGGCAATGTCAATGGTGACAAAAACGGCTTTGACTTACCAGAGGGTAACAAAGATTCCAAAGATAATAAAACCGATGTATCTAAATATATCAACGCTGGTATGAAACTTGGTGGCTTAGGTAACAACAAGTGGTTGGGTGCATTGGGTACTGTTGCTGGGTTTGCACGACAGTTCGGTCTATTGAAATTCGCAAGCGGTGGTGCAGTCGATAAAGACCAATTGGTTCGTGTTGGTGAGGGCGATAAGAAAGAATGGATTATTCCAACCAACGATAAAAAACGTGGTATTCAGTTGTTAAACCAAGCTGCACGTGACCTTGGGGTTGGTGAAACCAAAGGTATCGAACCTAATTGGAAAAACCCAAATACATCTACAGGGGCATTATCGGAACAAACCAAACGACAAGACCGAATGATGAATCAGATGGTCGCAAACACATCGGCTATGACGAAAGGGATGAACTACATGGCGAACAATGGTTCTACGCATGAATCTATTGCACAACCTGTGTTTGTTAAACAAACGATTTCTGACCAAGACTTCTTGGCGAAATACAACAAATTGGTGGCACTAGGGAAAATGAAATAACACAACTTTTGTGTAATTTTTGACACTATATGTGAGGGGTGATAAACCCCTCGCATTATTACTATGGGAGGTCATATGGAAGACATTACGAAATACTTGGGTCTGAAATACGGCTTTAATCATAAAAAGAGTCAATATCATTGTGTTGATGTTTGCCGTATGTGGTATAAAGACCACGGATACAAACATTGTTTTGACGATGGGAAGAAAGACCCAACGTCATGCGAAGATTTTCACAAGAATCACCAACTAAGGGTGTTACGGTATTTATTAAAACACTTCGATAAGGTTCGAGATATTGATAAATTGCAACATGGCGATGTGATTGTATTCAACGTAGATGGCGACTTACATACTGGCGTGTATCTACAGAATGGACAAATACTTGCGATGCAAGTTCCGTGTATTGAAAACGTATCACTATCTGCCGTATTTAAACGCAGTTATTGGCAACCATTGTTTTACTGTGGTTTCCATCAAGAACGCAGCGAAAGGAATTAACAATGGCGACATATCCAAAGTTCCCATTGCCATATATATTCGAGGTTGAAAAAGGTTTAAAGTTTGCCACACAAGAAGTCACATTTGAATCTGGTAAGAAACAAGTGCGACAACTTGCGGTTACACCAAAGAGAACTTGGTCAATCAGTCTTCGTGGCACAACAGACCAACAAAAGATATTTGAAGACTTTTGTGAATCTGTTGGTGGTAACACAAGACCATTTTTGTTTACCGATGAATATGGCAAGGAACAATTATGCAGATTCGCAACCAACGAGTTTAACATGAAAGTACTACGAGATTTTACAATTGAGAATGGTACTCATGGTAATGCCGTTGGTTTTACTGCGAACATACAAATCGAGAAATTATTATAACTATAGGAAGTATACATGATTAATTTACCTGTGGCGTTTCGAGAAGCATTGGAAAGTGGTTCGGTATTTGACATTGAGTTATACGAAGTACACATACCGAATTTAACGCTATATCTATGCTCTTGTGATGTCAATATTCAATTCAACGGTCATACATACTTGGCATTGCCAATCAGACGTGGCGAGATTGATAAAACGGTAGATAATTCGATTGACTCTTGTGAGTTGCAGATTTCTAATGCAACTGATAAATTTACTCAATTATTATTTAAGGGTATTCCATTCACAGGCAGTCGAGTGTATATCTACCGAATTTTATACCCAGATTCATTAACCAATGCAAACATGATTAAACCTGTGTTTATGGGGCGTGTTGATGCACCAGAATTAACAACAGATGGCATCTTCAAAGTAACGGTAACAACAGATGTTCCAAACGTCCGTGGTGGTCGTAGAACACAATATTCTTGCACATCTGTATTCGGTGACGAATCCTGTCAAGCACAAATCGAAACATTGCAAACAACCGTTGATTCAATCACACAAGATGAACATGGTTTCCGTGTTGGTATCCGCAACCCAGCAGACCAAAAGACATTCACAAACGGTGTCTTAATCATTAGCGGTGAAGCACGTAAGATTGTTGACTTTAAAGATGCTGGTGCTGGTATTTACTTGGAATATCCATTGTTACAATCACCAGATATTCTGATTGGTCAACAAGCGACAATCCAATCTGGGTGCGACAAAACACCAACGGATTGTAAACGACATGGCAATCAAAAACGATATGCTGGGTTCTTATCTGTACCGTTTGAATTTACGGTACGTACTTAAATTTTCTAGTGAAACGAGGTATTAATATATGGGTAAAGGCGGTGGCAAGGGCGGTAAAGGTCGAATTGGGAAATTCATTGGTCTTGCTGCTGGTATTGCCTTTGGTTTTGGCGGTGGTGCTTGGGCGTTCTTAAAAGGCGTATCTGTGTTTAGCCGTGTTATGTACGGTTTATCCCTTGGTATGTCCATTGGTGGACTATTTGATAAATCACCAAAGCAATCGGCACCAGAATCAACATTTGATTCCAAGAACAACCAAGTAACATCTGAGGGTACAATCCCAATTATCTATGGACAAACTAAAGTTGGTGGTCTACAGACATTCCATAAGATGGACGTTGGTGGTAAACGCTTGGACAAAGACGTTGTTCTTTGCGAGGGCAAAATCCACGACATTTTCGGTGTTACTGCCAATGGTTATCTAACAAGCGTACAACGCTTAAATGAAACCAAGCAAACAAGAATACCTGTGTTTGGTATTCGTAATAATAAATATCCAGATGCGAAAGTATCAATCGAAACTGGCAAAGCTGAAAAGCGTGGTTTCCTTGGTCATGCAACAAACGCATCTCAACAATCAATCTATCAAGACAATGTAGATTATGGGTCTTTCAATAAGTTTAAAAAACTAAAGTTGACTGCCAATGGCAAAACTGTATATATCTTCTTGACAAATGATAATACAACGATTGACCTACAGTATTCATTGGCTTGTAATACGTTTGGTAAAATCTATCAAATTATCTTGGGTGACACATATTTATCAGACTTACAAACCGATGGTTGGGAGTTAGTCAATCCTGTGATATGTCAAAACTCTCCATCATCCCTAGATACCTTTGGTGAATCTCCATGTTACAAACGAGATGTGTACTGTATGACGAACGGTAGTCAAGACGGTAGCAATTCTACGGTTTATACACACCTTGGTGGTAAAGACCAAGATGCTCCAGACCAATACTTAACAACAGGCGGTTATCCAAACATGGCGTACGTTCATGCGGATTTACGCTATTCGGAAAAGATGGGGGCTGGTAATCCAACCGTGACTGCTATTGTGCAAGGCATGATTGTATACGATTGGCGTGATAAACAATATAAATACTCTAAGAATCCTGTTGTATGTCTATATGATTACTTGACAAATAAAACATACGGTGCTGGTCGGTATGTTACACCAGATATTCTTGACATGGAATCGTTTACCGATGTGGCAAACTATTGTGACGAAGAAATCACATACAATGACCCATACGGTGTCACAAAAACAGAACCAAGGTATCAACTTGATATATGTTTAAACGAAACAAAAACACATCAAGAAAACATTCAATCAATCTTGAACTCATTCCTTGGGTTTATTGTATTCTCAAACAATTCAATCAAGCTAAGATGCGAACGATTAGAACAACCTGTGTATGCTTTTAATGATGATAACATCGTGGAAGAAACCCTTAGTTATAAATCCGCATCTATTGACCAAAGTCCAAACAAGTTTAATTTAACATATGTAGAACCAGCATTGGACTATACGGCGGTTAAATTAATCGTTGAAGATACCACAAATCAACTACCTCCGCCAATCGGCATTGGTAGACCTGTGGAACAAGATATTGACTTCAAGGGTGTCCGCAGACAAACTCAATGTTTGCGACTTGGGAAAATCGCACGAGATATTATTCGCTTGTGTCCAATTACGGTTACATTCAAAACTGGTCTTATGGCTTCTCACTTGGAAGCTGGCGATATTGTAACAATCTCCAAAACATACATTGACGAAGACGGTGTTAAACAAGAGTTATTTACCAACCAACAAGCACGTATCACCGAAATAAAAGAAGAAGACGGTACATTTGAAATTACCGCACGTCAATACAATCCATCAATCTATGATGATACATTCGGTGCATCTCTTAAAGTATTCGGTACAGTTGGTAACGACAAGCCAATCAAATTAACACCAGCGACTGTTAAGCCTGTTGAAAACATTCAATTCAATCAAATCTACCGTGGTAAAGTCGATGGCTTACCAACATATGATATTGTACTATCCTTTGATGAACCAGACGACATCGAGTTCCGTTCTGCATCGGTTTATATCCAAGCTATAAGCAATGGTGTGGCTGGTGAATGGAAAAACTATGGAGAATCCAAAGGTATCACAACTATCATGGGTCTTAAGCGTGGTAACACAATCAACGCACGTATTATACCAAACGATTCCAAAGGTATCGAACATGAGGAATCTATGTCTGCTCCATCGTATACTGTGGTTTCCAAGTTTGGCACACCAGAGATGCCACAGAATTTGAAATTAAAAGTGACAGACGAAGCACGAATCACATGGGATATAATCAAGAATACCGATATAGACCATTATGAAGTATCCACCACAGGATTCTTTGATAATGGAGCAGTCGTATCAGTTGACAATGAAGCACCAATTACATTAACCATGCGTACTGGCAAGATTTATGTTCGTGGTGTAAACATTGATAATGTCGCTGGCCCATCGAATTTTGTAACATATGATTATCCAGAATTAAATGTTCCACAATTAAATTACATCAAATCACAATCTGGTGCGTTCCAAGTTGTTCTAAGGGATACACCAAAGACAAATCCACCGATTTTGAAAACCATCTTTAGAGTCAACGATAAAGACTTTAGAACCGATACTAATGTGTTTACATATGTTGACGACCCAGCGGTTTACAATGTGTCATTCGCATATGAAGATTACTTTGGTACTGGTGCGTTCTCCAGTCCACTTAGTGCGGTGATTAAACAAAATATCAACCAAGATTTAATCAATCGTGCAACCGCAGCAATCCAAAGTGTTGAACAGATGCAAGCAAACATTGATACAATCAACACACGTATTCAAAATGCGGTCACAGAACAAATCCAAAATTCAATCGGTGGTGCAAAATTAGAAATCACCAAAGCAGCAGAAGTCATGAAACAACAAATCACGGATGCACAACACAAGATGGAATCTACGATTACACAAACGGCAAGTGCTTTGGATGCCAAAATCAAGGATATTGATTCACAGGTTCAATCACGAGTAACACAACTCGCAAGCACGATTGAGTCTTCTATTAAGTCTTTATCTGGCGATGAAATTCTAAGTCGGATTAATCAATCAAGCGGTGGTACTCAAATTGATGGTAAACTGTTACACGTCACATCTGATTCTGTATTCGATAAAGGCGTTGTGGCGAAGAATATCGAAGCTGGTACAATCAGTACTGACAAACTCATGAGTTCTATCTTAGACTTGCAAGAGTCTGGTATGCAAATCAAAGGCGGTGGCGTTCGTATTGATGCCAGCGGTATTCGCATGAGTAATGAAAACGGTTCATTTACCGCATTAACCAAAGATGGCATCAAGTGGTATGACTCTAAAGGTGTTGCTTATAGTGCTATACAACAAATGGTCTTTGGGATTGCAAACGATGGCGACCATATCGACTTGAATTGGGATTCAGAACCAATGGTCTTTGTTGTTCCCCAAAAGATGGACTTGGGTCAAAACATGAGTGCGGCTGACAACTATCTGCAAGGAACAATGGAAACCAAGGCAGTCAATGTGTCTAAAAAAGGCTTTGACATCCACGCACGTATCACTCAATATTGCAACGGTGAGATGTATTATAATGGTAGACCTTGGGGGAGAACAAATCTTGATAACTTTGCACCGTCAAGATACTCAACAGGCACATTAACCAACCGAGTTTACATCTATAGCGAAGCCGATACATATGTTTCTGTTGAGGTGCCAGAAGTCGGTGTTGACGTTTGGACATCCTTAGGGAAACAATACGATAGCACTAATGTCGAGGGTGCTGGATGGGAAAATCCACCAGAGAACTCCAAAAAGTGGTTATCACCAATGTCATCTGGCAAAGGTAAAACAGTTTTTACTGGTAGCGGTCATGGGTCTTCATATAGTGGTCATTATGAGTTCCAACAAACAAAACAATGGATGATTGACTATGAGAAAATCCCTAGAAAAATCATCGCAATCCGTCTACAAAAAGGTCAAAACGTAATCTCTTGTGCAATCCCAGCGTTTGCCATCACACCAAGCAATCCTTGGTTTAAGATTGCGAATATACTATCGCTCCCAGAGGGAACATACTTCGGTATTCGTTCTCCAGAGCCTGTACAATGGTTTGCCGTGAATGTACCAAAAGAAAATTACTTTGTGGCATCACACGCAAACTATAAGACAACTAAGTTTACTGGTCGTGGGACATACACGTTTACACCGACTGGCAAACGATTTAAGATTACCATGATTGGTGCATCAGTTGCATCTAGGGGAGAAAGACCACAATCTTCAGAAACACGAATCGTTGGTAATGGCATTGATTATAAAACATCTGATTATGCAACCAATCTATCACTCGATAACCAACAACCGTATAAACAATCGTTCCACTCTGTGCATGGAGATGCCAAGCACAACGAAAAAGGTTGTCTATATTTTATGGCTAATGCTTTTAAAGTTGGTACAGACAATGTATCTACTTGGGGTGGCGATGGGTTGTCAATGCCTTGTTATGTATTGGCTGGTAACAACGTGTCATTCTTTAACGCAAACTTTACCAATAGACGTAATCTAAGCGGTAATCCAACAGAGTTCTTACGTTTCCCAGATGGCAACTACCAAGGTCGTGGTGATGTAAATGACGACACGAAAAACCTTGGTGTGTTCGGTGAACTCGTTGGTTGTCCATCGTTTACATTCACTGGTGGCGGTGGTGGCAACCCATCTAATTACGGACGTGATATGTGGTGGAACATTGAATGGCAGATGGGTCTATCCAAGGCAGTCACATATAATGTCAACGTACCAACTGGGGCAAGCCAATACACGATTACGATTGGTGAATGTCCAGATGTTACCGTTGGTAAAGAAATCCATTTCCCAGCTGGACCGTATAATGACGATGGTGGTTCTATCAGAATAACCAATACACAACCATTTGATGGTGCAGTATTTATTACGGAGGAATTGTAATGTATTATAACGTATCATTCATGGGGCAAGACCCCATGAATTTTTATGTTTCCGCCACAGAAACAGACGAAACAGTATCATACGAAACATACCAATTGTATATGTCTGGTCAGTACATCAAGGGTAATGACGGAGAACCAAAACCAAAGGAACGAACAAATGTTCAATCAACCTCTGGTGCATCCGATACGGTCATTCAAGAGAATACAACTCCTGTGGTGCCAGATTTACCAAACATTGACCCATACGTTGCGTTAAACAATAAAATCAAAAAGCTGCGTAAACAGATGGAAGAAACACAAACATCAACTGATAACATTTATCGTGTGGCACATGGAGATTTCATTCCGATTCCGACTGGTAAAAACCCAAGTGATTTTGTGTATGAAATCTTAAGTGTACAAGTATCTGGTGACACATTTAATTCTCCAAATGTTGGTATGATTATTCACCCTCCGCAGTATCCGTTCTACCGAGATGCCAATATCACGATTGGTATTGTCAACATAAATCAAGCGTATGTTTCAAACAATGAAACAGACCCAACAAAACATATTACTGGTTGGTTGACCGTTAAAGTCAATGAGAAAACAAACACTCCGCAAGATACCAATGGTCAACCACTGGTGACATCTATAGAACCATCTGAAACGATATAGAAAGGAGGTATGCCAATGAAAGATTGGATTCGTGTTGAAGACGAAGTTATGCACGTTGGAGCAGACTGGAATCGGTTATATTCCGTTGATGAATCAATTGATTTAACCGATGCAACTGCCGTGTGTAAAATCCGTGATTTGAAAGACGATGTTTTACTACAGGCAACGTGTACTGTGTATCCACATAGCGTAGTCGTATGGTTTCCATATGAAGATACATTAACACTTAATCGTCAAATCAAGAGGGGCAAATACGATGTTTTCATTCAAAAAGATTCTAAATCGTGGAAACTTGTCATGGGTGAAATCGAAATTATCCACGACATTTCCATGCATTAATTTTAAACCAAAGGAGCATACAATCATGCCAAACGAAGAAACAATCCAAAAAATGTCTATTGTTGACCCAATTCAAGTCAACGTCAATATTCCAAACTTTGAGGGAAAACCCGGGAGAGATGGTACAGATGGTCGAGATGGTGACGATGCGTACCGTATTGCCGTCCGTAATGGTTTCTTGGGTACTGAAAAAGAATGGTTACTAACACTAAAAGGTCAAGATGGTAAATCTGCATCTGCACCTACGGCACGACAAACCTTGTTGAAAAACAATATATGGTGCGAAGATGATACTGTAGATTCTGTGTTTACTGCCATTATTAGCAACTGGGGTAAACCAATGCCTCGTACAGAGTTTAAACCAATGTCTTTTGTTCCTCCAGTTCAAGGACAACAACTCGTATCTGTTGCTGGCGAACCACACTATAAAGTGAAAGTCAACGGATACAATGATGTATTTGAAATTAATAATGATGGCAATGGTAGAGTACAGTTGCCAAATCCATTAGCAGAAGATGATTATATTTTGGAATACTATAATTTTGTAAACTCTAAGGTTAGCGATGCAACCGTCACAGGAATAACAACAAGTGGTTCTCCAGATGAAACATTTGAACAATACGGCATTAAGTATGCATTGTATGGAACTGAATTGCACGTCAATGTCGTTAACCTTAATGATGATTACTGGCTAGACGAACCTATTTTCTTAGGAAAATGGAACTCTGCAAGTGTTACAAAAATTCTCGTTAAGGTTTCCAGACCAAAAACAATCAAAATTAGAGCTACAAATGTATTCCGTAGTGTTGGCAGTATTCCAATCTTAGTTGACCACCCAGAAAATCTATCATTCCAAAACTCTGATAACTATGCTGATGTAGTCAACATTGGTAGCACTCAATACGGAACAACACCAATTTACTTTAATAGTTCCTATATCGCATGGGATGATACTGGACACAAGTACATCTCTAGCGGTTCAGCCGTAGACCATCTATAAAAACACAAGGGGATACAAACCGACGTATCCCCAATATTTTCACGAAATCTCTTATAGAAAGGACATCAATGGAAATACTAACAATGGTATCTCTCATATGTGGTATCTTGGCATCTGTTGGGGCAATCATAGGGGTTATCTTCAAGTTTGTAATCATTAACCCCTTAAAGGTGTCAATCGACAATCTCACCAAGGTTGTTGAAACCATATTGAAAGATATAGAAACAGGTCGAGTAGACCGATACAATCAAGCCATACGTTTGACATCTATAGAATCAGATGTTAGACACTTGGATTCTCGCATGGAGTCCATTGAGGAATCCTTGAAAGGGCGGTGATACCAATGAATAACATTATTGATTCAATCAAGGGTTATTATACCAAGGTCAAAACCGCCCATATTAACATTAAATCACTACAGTTTGTAAAGTTTGTTATTACAACCTCGTTCATCCCAATATTTATGTACTTGGGTGTTTGGTTGTATGCAATCTATGCAATGCACGTTGGTTTAAACGTAACAATTCTGGTTTCTCTATTGTCGGAATTACGATTATTCGTATCCGTAATCTTCTCAACACAGACTGTTGCTGGCGTACTTGCTTATGGCGTGGCTTTAATTGATTCAGATGGCAATGGAGAATCCGATGAATTAGACTCTAAAGCACACGCCCAATCTAATTCTAATGTTAACAACACAGGAGATACAAAATGAGAACCATAGAAAAAGACGAACTGATGTCAATGGCGACAAGTGCAAGGGGTTATATTGACCATATTTACTTGCATTGGTCTGCTGGCCATTACAACCAAAGTCATACTGATAAATACCACATCTGTATCGACAAAGATGGCAAGATGTATACTGATGTTGAATTATTTACGGAACACCGTGACCACACGTATATGCGAAACAGTCGTGCCATTGGTATCACATTAAACGGTTGTTTCGATGCCATCAATCCGACAAACATGGGTACAGAACCACCAACTGAAAAACAAATCTATGCTCTTAGCTGGCTTGTGGCACTATTGTGTGTTCAAATCGGTATTCCATTAGATATTCAACACGTAATGACCCATGCGGAAGCCGCAGATAACAAAGATGGAATGGACTTGTGTTATGACGACCCAACTCCATATCCGAATAATACTTACGGTCCAGATTCTACGTGCGAACGATGGGATTTATGGGTGTTACGTGAGAATGAACAACCGTGGTCTGGTGGTGACAACATTCGTGGTAACGCACGGTATATCGCACATACTGAATGGGGGATTGACATATGATGCACTACAAGATTGCAAAACCCCCATTAATGAAAACGGTTGGTACTGTGTTTGCGGTATGTTTAATTGGTTTGTTCGTGTGTGTATATTTGTTATTCAGCGGTATACACGCACACGAGCAACAATTGCGACAAACCGAAATTGAATTACATAAAACACAAGTCGAACTACAAGTGACACGACAAGAGCGTTCAATGTTACAAGACAAGGTTTCTGCTTTAGAAAACATTGAATACGAACGTGGAACAATTGTTAAACCATAATGGAGAAACAATGAATGAACAAATTAAAACATATATTCGGTCAAATCCAAAGTATTCGATTGGTATTGCTATTGGGGTTCTTATGTGTATTGCCATTGGGTTATTCCTTTGGGCAAGAACCGACAGTCACATTGACACAACACCAATACGAAACGTTACAAGAGAACTTGACAACGCTAGAGATTACAATCGACAATCAATTGAATACAATCAACGAATTGGAGATGCAGTTGAACGCAGCGAAGTTATCAACGAGCGAATCGAACAAACAATTGATGGAAGCATCAACGCTAATCGTAGAACAACGGAAGCAATTGACCGAAGCACGGAACTTACTGCAGCAGCAAGAACAGACGCTGCAAACGCAAAGAATCTCATTAGAGAAAGCCGAGATATACTTAACGCAGCAAAAAGAGATAATCAAGAAAGCACAACGGAATCAACAACGAGCCAAACTCCTTAATGTGTTATTAGGTGCAACGGTTGTATATCTTGCGGTTAAATGATTGGATGGTGGTCTAATTATCTCTACAGTATACAGTAGCGGATGTATACAAATTCTCTGATATAAAAACAAATGGGGATATACCTTAGTTGGTATATCCCCAATTTTTTGCGTTTATACGGTTATTTCTTTAATTCCAACGGTTTCATCTTGGTAATACAATCGCCACGTAATTGGATATAATACCCAACACCAGCTTTCATTTCAACCAAGTATGAAGACCACATAACATACTTATTGCCTAAATGGTCAAACACGTATGCCATCGGTTTACCAGTCTTGGTTGTTCTTTGTTTATAACTAGAAACGATAATCGCTCTTACGTCACGACCGTTTGCCAATTCTGTGTTATATTCCATTAATGGGTTCTCAAAAGAACACCCAAGGTATTTATATCTCAACGAAGTTGTAGACACCTTAGAGGTCAAATCTGGCGATTCTATGAGTACTATGGAGTCATACTTAGATGTCCATTCTTGGATTTTTTTTTGTATGTTCGCCAATTTCTTTTCCATAGATTGTAATTGCTTTGGTGTTGCCGTTTGTGATTCCGTTTGCATTAACTGTTGGTGTTCCATCAGTTTAACATTCCATTCGTCAATCTTGTTTTGTGCGTTCTTGCGGTCGTTATCAAACGATTTATATTGTGGTATTAACGCCATCAGTTCGTTTGTTTCACCCAAGAAATCTAATGCACCACTACCGACTAAGCCCTCTAGTTGCAATTTTGTGTATTTACTAAAGATGGCATCTATGGTGTATTCTTGTGGTTTCTCAATCTTATTGATACCCTTGATGTATGCAAGACCTACACGAATGGCGTTACCATCGACTGACCACTGGCGGTCACTATAGCGTAAATCTGGTGGTAATATCTCGATGCCCTTGCGTTTAATCTCTTGGATATATGGCAAGATTTTCTCTTGGTTACCATCTTCGGAATTGATGGTTGCCACATAAAATTCCAACGGATAATGTGCTTTTAGGTATGCCGTAATGTATGCCATATATCCGTATGATTGACTGTGACTTTTGTTAAAATTATAGGATGATGATGCCACAATTTGTTCAAGTATTTGTTCTGCAATATCTTTATTTGTTCCGTTCGCAACTGCACGGTCAACAAATTCTGCCGTAATCTCTTGCATTAAATCATAGTCTTTTTTACCAACCGCACGTCTTACCGTATCGGCTTCCGCCATTGAATACCCAGCGATAAGTTGACATACACGCATAACTTGTTCTTGAAATACCATAATACCATATGTTTCACCCAAAGGCTCTTTCAATCGTTCATCCAAGTATTCAAATGGTTTGCCATTACGGCGTTCAATGTACTCATCTAACATACCTGTGATAATACACGCTGGTCTATATAGTGCTACTACGGCAATTAAGTCAACAAAGTTCTTTGGTGCGATACTTTTGAGAGTTCTAATCATTCCCGGTGATTTCATCTGGAATACACCAAGCGTATCGCCTTTACATAATAAATCCAACGTAGGTTTATCATCCCAAGGTAATTTTGCTAAGTCAAGACTATCTTTGACACCAGCCATCGTTACACAATCATTAATCACATCCAAAGTTCTAAGACCAAGAACATCTTCTTTTAGAAAACCCATTGATTCTAAATGTTTAAAATTTGTAGATGCCACAAATGTTTCTTCTTTTGTTTTAGAATCTTTTTGCATCTCTAAAGAGCAATACTTGGTAATATCTTGGTTCGATACAATGACTGCCGATGCGTGTTTACCAAAGCCAGTCATAATACCAACCAATTGTTTTGCCAAGTCGAATAGTTCTTTGTGTTTGCCATCGTTTACATGGTCTAACTTAGCATACTCTAGGTCATTATCGTGGTAATCTTCATCATCATCAAAAGATACATCCTTGATTTTCTTCGAGTATGCATCTGCAATTGTATGGTCTATGTTTAAACATCGTGCGGCTTCTTTTAATGCTCCAGATGCTTTCATGTATGAAAATGTACGACATTGGTATACATATTTGTATTTTTCTTCAAGATATTGAATGACTTCTCCTCTGCGTACCTTAGAGCAATCGTTGTCAATCCTTTGAACCCTCTGTTTCCAGATATTTATTAGGGGAGTAGACTATCTCATCATCTTGTTTAAAACAAGAGCCTTGCACTTCCATTGGGGCAATATCCAATGTACTTCACTATTGTGAATAGTCGTTACACTTTATATGAAAACAACCAACTTTACGATACTTATGCATAGAAGTTAGTGAGCCACCATAAGTCGCATTGAAATATCTTGATGCTTCAAGACACGACTTAAAACTTTTTAATGGCGTATCACCTTTATATAATGTACACTCTCTAAAATTTCTAACAGGTGACATTGTTGCGTAAGATTTATACAAGTTTTCTTTTCTTGTCACCCATCTCAAATTAGAAACGTGATTATTTTTGATGTTATTATCTATGTGGTCTACCTCTGGCAAGTTATTCGGATTGGGAATAAAAGCCATTGCGACCAAACGATGCACAGAAAAATTTTTACAAGTATTGTTTTTGTTAAGTCTTACATACATATACTTGCTAGTAGTTGTTGGTGATTGAGCAATAAATCTATTACAATGGGTGCTATAAATGCGACCATCTTCATACACGATATATTTCTCATATCCTTTTATTGGTTTTGATTTCATATAACCTCTTTCAGAGGTTGTTTTCATATCTTAGCACGGTATTATCTGCTATCTAGTGTATTTTATACACTAGACCGTAGACTCTCTTACGAAGTGTATTCGCCTATGGGAAACGACTATAATTGTCATATAGCCAGTCTTATTTAACTTCTACCGTTAGCCGTCTATTGACGACACCGCTTTTGCCATAGCGTTCACAAGGAACTTAGTTGTATGTCACCATACACTCGGACACTATTGTTTATCCGCTGGAGATATACGGTTTGGGTTTGCAAACCGTTCAAAATATAAATTGTTTGTAATGGCATCAAGTTGAACAATGTCCATCAGATACGCACACTCACATCCGCCGCAGCTTCCGCGTCCATAACCGACTGGAATATCTCGCTTGCGACACGCATCGAGTAAATCTTTGGTAATCAACAAATAGTCCATATACCCAACTTGTTCCAGAATATCAATCTCATGTACCACACGCTCGTCAACACGTTTTTTAAACTCTGGTGTTACTTTGCCGATAATCTTTTGTTTATATCCGTCACGTAACGCCTGTAGGAACACAGGTTTTACATCGCCATCTTTAACATACTTAGGGTATACATCCAAGTTAAAATCAACCTGTGCGTTACATTTGTCAAAAATAACATTGGTGTTTTTCACCATCGTTTCAACCATGTCAACACCGAATTGTGGATACAGACGGTCAAACACTTGTGCTTCCGATTGGATAAAGAAGTCGTTTGAACCATAATATTGGTCTTCATCATCATCTTGTGAGCGACCACGGAACGCCTTGTGTAAAGCATAGTCTTCTTCATGGACATAATGAGAATCACAAGCAGCAATCAATGGCACATCATATTTTGCACCCATTTCTGCAACCATTGCATTAAAACGCTTTTGGTCTTCATGTTGATACGTATGGATTTCAAAATACAAGTCGTCACCGAAGATGTCTTTGAACTGGGGAATTAAAGACTCACGGTTATCACCTTTAAGCCATCCACCCATACAAGCAGATGTACAAATAAGACCCTCGGAGTACTTGCGTATAATATCCAAGTCAATTCTTGACTTGTAATAATAATGTCGATGTGCTTCCGTTGTCAACTTGAATAAATTTTCAAGACCAACTTGGTTTTTCGCAAGGAATAATATGTGTGAATACGATTTATCCTTAATGGTCACATCATACGTATAGTACAACTCTGACCCCATCAACAGTTTTAAATTCGTGCCATGTTTCTTGTTATATTTCTGTAGATGCACATATGTGTCAATCAATCCAGAGCAACCATTGTGGTCAGTCAACGCAAACCCTCGTTGCCCCAATTCGTGTACACGCTGGATAATGCCATCTACGGAACTGATTGCATCTTTCATCCCATAGTTTGAAAACTGTGAGTGCAGATGCGTATGAATAAAGTTATCTGCCATATTTCCTCCTATTACAAAATTCTTTTGTAAATTTCTAAATCCACTATTGACAGTATACCACAACTTGTGCGATAATACAAGTGCGGAAAGTTTTACCGCAAAAGTATTTTTCCACAGAAAAGGAACAAAAGAATATGGCAAAAGAAAAACCACTTGACAAGATTACTGATGTAATGACACCTGTTGGTGAATCTGTGTTTGTGAAAATCAATGGAGTTATTGACGACTTCGCTGGTGGTCGCAAGTACACGGTAACGATGCACTTGGACGATGCAGATGCAGAAGCCTTAAAAGAAAAGTTGGTTAAAATCTGGGAGTCTTCCAACACTTGCAAACAACGTGAAGAAAACGGTAAAGAAACAGACCGTCCAACCTTTACATTGACCAAGAAAAAAGACTACGGATACCAATTAAAGGCATCTACGCAAGTTGAGTTCACCGACAAAGATGGTAATACACATGAGAATGTGGTACGTTTGGTTGACGGTGATAAAAAACCAATGGATGAAAAAACTGCTATCTGGAGTGGCTCTAAGATTGCTCTTTGGATTGGTGTACGTCCATACGAAACGGCTATGATGTACGGTGTATCTCTCAAACTCAAAGGTATTCAAGTCATTGACCTTGTGACTGGTGGTGCTGGTGGTGCTTTCGGTGGTTCTGCATCCGAAGATGTTGGCTCTTATGGTTCTTCCATGAGTGACACATTTGACACTTCCGAAGACATCCCATTCTAACAAAAGTAAACACCTTGGTCTACAACTGAATATTGATAACCAAAATCAACCCAAGTCAAATACGGCTTGGGTATTTTGGCGTTCAATCAATGGTTGTATATCCTGTGTAAAACATACGATAAAAATTCATAAAAATACATAAGAAAATCCCTTGACAAAATTAGACTTTTGTGATACCCTATCAAACCTAAGTTTAAAACATAAGAAATACTATAGTTTACCCTCTTAGGAGTTAAACAAAAGTTTCATACAAGGGTTTTCTCTCTTATGTTTTTCACCTAGGCTTAAAACTTATGTCCATACCTAAGGTATGCTCCTAGGGTTAAAACATAAGTGAATACTTGTTTGGTTATCTTTTGTATTCTTCACTTACGTTCAGAAATACAAAAGATAACACGAAACTGGAGAAAACGGCAAAGCCGTAACCGCCCTTGGCGGTTGTTACAAGTCAGATAATAATTTGTGTTGACTTGTCCATTTACGTATGGTACAATGTATGTGTATCAAGTCGGAAAGAAATTGAAAGGAGGTCATATCATGACGGCACAAAACTTTATCGACAAGGACTTTAAGAAAAAGGCATGGACACTTGCCATGATGTACTTTAAGAAATGTACAACCAATGGTGCGTTCCATAACGGCAAACCGTCTTCCGAGTTCTTTAAAGTACGTTCGTTTTTCATGCAGATTGACGAAAACTCAATGTTAAAACTGTACAAGTACATGGACACATTACAGAAAACAGAAATGTCGCTTACCGATGTGTTCATTGCAGCAAACGAACTTAATGCACAACAGTTCGCCAAGAAGAATACGAATACGGTTATTCGTGAACGACAAGCCTTTGACTTGAATAAATGGTTCAACGACAATGCGTAAAGTCAAACAACTTGGATTCTTGGTGGTCAACAAACAACAACCAAAACCCAAACGATACATTAAGCGATTAACCGTCAATGGTCTAATCAGACGAAAGAAGTTATTCAGATTTTGGTATACCTTGAATTGCACGAAAGAAGAAGATATTCTGACTTCATTGAAAGAGCCAAAAGCAGTTATTATCTTTGATGCGTTTACCGTTGGTTCTTTGCTTAGATTAACATTGAATGGACGTGTGGAATCACATACGTTAAATTCTGATAACTGTTCATTCGGTTGGTATAAGCGATGCATCACAACGTATTTGTTCATTGTTGACCATAATCGGAATCGTACATTTGTATTCGGTCACAAAAAACGCAAGATTACCACAGAACGAGAACTATGGGAATCAAGCGATATAAATTATTGGGGGGCGTAACATGGATTCATTTATTCGACTACAACTGACAACGGCAACGATTGTCAGACATAATCTAATACATCTGTTGGAGTTTATACGGATAAATCACATCAGTTCCATACAGAAAACGGAAGATGGCTGGCTGGTATTGGAAAACGATAAAAACGCATGGACACGTAGGGCAACTGATTATACGTTCATTGGCATTAATGATGTTCTTCCAGATGGGATTATATCGGTTGAAAACTTTTACCAAAACAGATATGAGTTCTTAGACAAGATATTTACAGTCAACGAAGATATATCCCAAGCGATATACACTTTGTATGATGCTTTAATCAAGCTAGCTAATATCTACCAAGAGCCATATAACCCAAAGGATACATTGTTCTTGTATGACCATGCATCCATCTATAGAATTGACAATAGCGGAGAACAACACTTTGTTACACACATTGAGAATGTACCAAAATACATTCCATTCAAACAAGTGTGTCAAGACAAAGACATCATTTCTGTGAGAACGGCAGTCAGCCAATTGTATGACTTGAAATGTTGTATTGACCCATCTATTGACTATGAACTAAATCACCAGTTAAAAACTCTACAGGAGGAATACCCAGATGAATACAATTTTAACCTTAAAGTACAAGATTGACCTACAGGAGTTAGTCGAAGAATATACCACACTATCACGAAACGGCGGTAAAATCCCAAGGGGTACTTGTCCAATATGTCACGGAGATAATCCAACAGAGTTTTGCATCCTTGGTGATAGATACTACTGTCATAAATGTGGTTCATCTGGTGATGCAATCGGTTTTTATTCCGAAGTAGAGGGTCTACCGTTCTATCAAGCGGTTGAAGCCTTGGCAGAAAAGTATGAAGTATCAACGGACGACCCTGTGTATCAAAAACAGAAAAGCATCGTTGGTCAGAATACCAAAATTGCCATCAAGTATCATAAAGCCGTTGATGCCGTTCGTGAATACATGAATGTCAAACGAGGTATTAACGATGATACGTTGGAAGATTTTCTGATTGGTTATGACAAGGGTGGTTTCTTGGGTGTACAATCGTCTGGTATCGTGATTCCAATTCAAGATGCCTACGGTCGTATCGTTGGTTTTTCCAAGAGAAGATTGGAAGAAACCAATGAACCAAAATATAAGAATACCAAAGAAGACGATGTGTTCGTTAAGCGACAACTGCTGTTTAATTACCATCGTGCGGTTAAAATGTTACATCCGAATGGTGTGCTTCATGTTGCCGAGGGTTATCTTGATGTCATGTCTGCACACCAACAGGGTATTCCATGTGTTGGGTATCTTGGTGGACGACTCACAAAAGACCAGATTGGTTTACTATGGGAATTGCAAAAGCGATATAACGGTGATATTACGTTTGCATTGGCGGTTGATAATCCAGAGTGTGATGCGACTGGTCGTAAAGCATTGTTAAAAACAAGGGAAGACATTAATAAGTACGCACCAGATTTAAACGTGCGTGTTGTCAGGTATCCGAAAAATGATGAGTAAATACGACAATCTACCGAAAAGAATCGGAATAAGAAAACAAAAGTGGATTGATGCACGACCAATGTATTGTGAACCACCATATAATTATGCGTGTAAATTATGTTTGCGTTGTTGTGTTAACCGCAAAGGTAAAGTCAGAAATCGTTGTGGTTTTAAGAAAGCTGGGTAAACAATGGGATATGCACTATTAGATGGCACTTGTGTGTCTTCAATGATTAACAAAGAATATACTGTGAATGGGTATCGGTTTATCACTCAATTTGATAACGGTTGGATTGCCATTCGTTTTTTAGACGATGTTCCAACCAATTGTATCAACCAATTTAGTAACATTGGTGCGTTCAACGATTACATCGAGTATTTGAAACGTAAGCCACATCATGATGATTACGTAGCACGAACAACGGAGGAAAACGATGGATAAGATAACATCAGATACATTGTTTCATATCAATCAGATGTTCAATTTTGTAGAACCGATTAATAATCCTGTGGAGTTAACAATTGGTGATACGTTGTATAACGTGTTTGTGTACTCTGGTCATAGAATCGTGGTAGACAATACGGTGACACATACGTCTACCGATTTTAAAGACTTTATGTCGTTCTACGATTTCATAATGGGGGTCTTATAGATGAAAACATTATATGCGGTTAAATACGGCTGTGGACAATGGGAAGATTACCATGAAGACATAGAATTTATGTATGAAACATTTAAAGATGCCAAACAGAAATGTCTACAGTTGCAATCCGAAATCGACCAACGATTACAAGATAACAAACATTGGTATGATACGTTGAATAAACTGGATGATGAAAACATCGAGGGCATCTATAATGAAGTCACTGGTAGAACATCTTGTGGCGTTTCGTTCTATGAATTTGTTGATAGCCCGAATGATTTCCCAAGAATCTTAGGTTTGTTTGACGACAATATGCAAGAGAAATTACTGTTGTATGCCGAAGCGGTAGAACACGTAGACTCAATCAGTATTTTTGACAACGAATGGGATAATCCACATTATTTTATGTCTGTATACGAATGGCTAGACGATGGTTCAATGAAATGGATTGATGCCTTTGGTTCTGAAAAGCTACAAGAAATGTCATGCTTGGAAAGAAACTAATTTTTTGTGTTTTTTAAAAATCTTGTTTTTATAACCTTGACATATTGTGTATCCTGTGATATATTAATGGTGTAAGAACGATGGTTGAGCTGCCTAAAGTATTAATCCATCGTATTTTGGGATTAGATTCCCAATTAATAAAAAATGTTCGTCCTATTGGGTTTTAAATCCCAGTTTTTTTTACGAAGTGAGGTAAAATTATGAAAGTGGTATCTTATGAACATTTGTTTGGTAACAACCAGTATGTGTCAACTAGATGTGAACAACATTCTGTCACAAAAGACGGTATTAAATATCTGCCGTTAAGTATCGTTGAGGAAATCGGTTTCGATTATGAACAGTCTGCCGTTATGGAGGTAGAGTTTGAATGAACGTATTAATCGCTTGCGAGGAATCACAAACCGTCTGTAAGGCATTTAGACAACTTGGGTTTAACGCCTATAGTTGTGACATCGTGGAATGTTCTGGAGAGCATCCAGAGTGGCACTTTAAAGAAGACATCTTTGAAGTAATCAAACGCAAAGGTGGTGTCACCCAAAGTGGTAATCTTGTATTTGTTGACAAATGGGATTTAATGATTGCACATCCACCGTGTACGTTTTTATCATCCAGTGGTGCAAAATGGTATTATCACCCAGACGACAAGGATTTACCGACTGAACAACGTAGACCGCATCCACGGTTTCCACATCGGAAACAAGACCAAGATGCAGCCGTTGATTTCTTCATGGCGTTATACAACACGGACATCCCGTATATTGCCATTGAAAATCCTGTTGGTGTCATATCCAGTAGATTCCGTAAACCAGACCAGATTGTACAACCGTTTATGTTCGGTAACGCAGCACGTAAGACCACTTGTTTATGGCTTAAGGGTTTACCACTTTTAGAGCCAACCGAACTTGTTTCGGAGGGCGAATCCATTGTATTCCGTAGTGGTAAAAAAATGCCAAAGTGGTACTGCGATGCGTTAACAAATGCAAAAACAGATGCAGAACGCAGACGTTTACGCAGCAAAACATTTGATGGTATCGCACAAGCAATGGCATCTCAATGGGGAACATTTGTTAAACACGAAATGGAGAAACACAATGATTGATTTCTTGGAAAAACATTATATCTTTTTCACACGATTTGTTTGGATTGCAACCTATATTGTGTTATTGGGTGTCCTTGATTTTTACAACGTATATAAAATCAACGATGTACCGACATTTGTTTGCTTTATCTTTGGTATCTATTGGCTTGCCAAGATATTGACTGCAATGATTGTCATTGGTGTTGCAGCCTTGTTACAAATCAATGTTGACATCGAATTAAAATCATCGTTTACAATCAACAATAAATACATTTTTTAACCAATAGTATTCATCCACAGGAGAAAAATTATGAAATACAGAAACGGAAATGCGGTTGTCACCTTGGATTTACGAGATGGAACACGAATTATCGAATACCCAGATAACGAACCATTGACACTAGATACGCCACTCAATATTGATATTCGTGTATCTACACAATGTCCATATGGTTATAACGTGGAAACGCAGAAATCTACTTGTGAATTTTGTCACGAATCTGCATTAGTCAACGGTCAAGAATGTCATTATGGTGTTCTACAACAAGTATTGATTAACGCAAAATTACCACGTGGAACAGAAATTGCCCTAGGTGTAAACGAAGTGACGGAAGACTTAGTGCAATTCGTTAAGAATTTATACCGACTTGGATTGGTTGTCAACATCACAATGAACGAGCGTTATATCTTGCAATATGGCGATACAGGGTTAAAACAAATGTTGCCCTATGTGTTTGGTCTTGGTATCTCTTATCGTTCGTTACAGGGGTGTTTATCGCTACCAGATTGGATTGC